GGAAGAAGTCCTCAGCGAGTTAAAATCGTCCTTGAGATCAACCTATCAACAGAATACTTCAAAGATGCTTTCCATATCAACATGGCTCGACTGGATCATCGTTATGGTGGTCGTGGTATTGCTGCTAAAGCTTACCGTTATATCATTAAGAAACTGGGAATTACTTTACAAGCTGGCACGGCTCAGTCGAAAGGTGGCCGAAAGATTTGGTTTGATCTTGCTCAATCTAATGACCTTGAAGTATATACTAAGTCAAAACGTGGTATGCCTTTTGTCGTTGGTATTGACGAAGAGGAACGTGAAATATGGCATCCTACTAAAGAAATATACGATGGAATGAAGGAGATGTTTGTCTTCGCTCGTGCTGCCTGATATATCAAAAAGTTCTTAAAACTCTGTTTGTTGTTCCAAAATAATCTTTGACTTATCCTTGGAAACCTGTCATAATACACCTGTATTCAATGAGAAATGAGAGAAAAAATGACTGACCATATTACTGACTTTGAAACCTACTCTGAGTATGTTGCTGATCGTGCGGCCAAAAGAGAGGGGGTTGTTTCTGAGTTTTTGTTTGACGCACTGAAGAATGCAGAAATATGGGATGTAGTGACAGAAGTGACTAATCCTGAGATTAAACTTGACCCTAGTAAACCCGCTTACATTGTGAGGGTTGTATAATGAGTAAGTATAAAGAAGGTGAGAAGGTTTTGGTTAAGTGTGTCGGTACTGACTGTTGGGTTTCTGGTGTTGTTACTGGAATGACTCCCAAACGAATCCGTGTCTTCAATGAGGTTCGTGGGTTGGAAGGTCTGTACGCTCCCCAGAACGTTTCAAAAAAAACTGAAAATAATTAAAAAAAACTTAAAAAAGTGCTTGACTTCCTCTTGACAAGCTGTTAATATAACTATGCTGATGATGATTAAGACTAATATTAAATACACTATGGAGATACGAAATGACTCATGAAATTTGGATTGATACTGAAGCTATGCATGGTATTCCTGATAATGTAATTGATCTTTTCTCAGAGAAGATTGAAGAAATCTTAGGACCCCTCAATAAGAGACCATGTCCTTGTGATACATGTCCTTTGAATGCTTCATGTGCAAGTTTAGCAACTGAATGTTCAGCCTTTCGTAACTGGACTAGTAAGGGAGACTTCTTAGACGGACAAGTAGGAAAACATGTTCGTGCTATGAGTTAATAGGAGAGAGATATGAATAGAGCATATGATATGCAAAGACAAGCCATTCTGTCAGAAGCCTTTGATGAATTGACAAATGGTATGGAGAATTGGAAAGATCCTATAGAGAATGTTAGAATATTCTCAAAGGATTTCGACATCATGAATGAAGCCTGTATTCATTTTACAGGTAGTGAATTGAGAATTATGAGTAGTGAAGATGAGTATGTGACTGTGAGTGCTGATGGCTATTATATGACCATCGGTGCATGATATTTTACCTAAGTAGTAGTATGAACTGACTGAAATATCTCCTTAGATGATGGTGCCTGACCCTTAGAGACTCTGGAAACTCTGGAAGTCTCTAAGGGTTTTTTTATTTGTCACTTCGGAAAATACTTAGAGTGTAAGTTTAAATTTATGGGACTCCTACAAAATATTGCGGAGATGATATAGTCACCCGACATGCCTCTAAAAAGTCTTCAAGTTTTGCAAAAGGTGTTTTTTAAAATTTTTTTTGGGGAGTAAAATCTCTAAATACCTTTATGGAGAAAAAGGGAAGCATATCGTCTTTTTCTGAGTTAGTCAAAGGGCATCTTAGTGCCCCTCATTCAACTATCATGGAATGTTGAAATGGAGAAAGGTAGAAGAGCAATGTGGACATTAATTTTTATAGTCTTAATGGAAACCGAAGTAGTCGCAACAAACGTAGGTACATACAATACAATGTATGAATGTTTTGCAGAACGAGAACAACTTGCAGTGACTGCTGGTGGAGAAGGGTATGGATACTTTCCTCTAGATATGCAGGGTATCTGTATTCAAAGAGAAGGAAAAGAATAATTCGATGTCTGATCTCACAGCATTCCTAATACTTTTTGTTCCCATAGTTTGGTGGGTTTGGTGGATGAATAAAGATAAACCCAAAGTTAAACTGGATTTTGGCCCAGAAAAACCTGATAAAATGATTAGTTGGGATGGAGCCTTTTACATACTCTGGAATTGGAAAGGTTATCTTGCAAAAACTGTATGGTTAGGCGCAATTCCATTTGTTTGGTATTCGGAGGGTTTTGGTTCAGCAGTTGTATGGTTACTGTTTGGTGGCATACTGGTATGTATGGGTATGTTCTGGGAGGCGTTTAAGAAATGATGAGAGTTGTCTACATACATGGTGCGACTGCAACTGAGAGAACGTTTGCGTATATTCAAAAGAACATCAATGTAAAAAATCCAATATATCTTAACTACAGTTCCAAAGATGCAACTGCACAAGAGAATTTAGAATTTCTAAAGGAAACTTTGAGAGAACAAATGCGTCCGAATGATAAGTTGTTTTATATCATGCATTCTCTGGGAGGCATCTACGGAATCTATTTACAGGAAGAATTTCCATATAACTCTTCCCAGGCAGTTTCACTTGCAACTCCTTTTGGTGGTTCTGAAGTAGCACAATGGGGAAGATGGTTTGCACCTCAATATCAATTGTTCGCAGATATTGTTCCCACAAGTCGTTTTATTTCAAATTCTCGAAAGATTAAAATCTCTATTCCTTGGAAACAGGTGATTACAACGACTGGAGATGTTCCTTTAATAGCAGGAAAGAATGATGGCATCGTCACAATGGAATCAATGATGTGTCGAGATGATGTTGACTACTATGCAATTGACCGTAATCACTATGAGATTGTTCAATCTAAAAGAACTGTCAGTTTGATTTCGGACTGCTTAAAGGGAATTCAAAGGTGAGGAAAGAAGACTCTCGTATTTCGAAATCTTTTCTTGAAGTTCTTTCTCTTGTTTCTTTGCGAAATAGAGTGCCATCTCCAGTGAGTTGATTTTATCGTGTGCAGTGTTGAGAGACTCTTCTAATACACGCATTCTTTCCATGGTTCTATTTGACATTCCTTCAGACATTTTCTCTTGACTCCTCTCTATATTTATGATATATTATTAGAGTACTTATAAATAGAATAGAAACAAAACTTCGGTCAATCGGTCAAATCGGTCTGGTCAAAGTCTTTAATATATTATGAAAAGAATCGAAGAAAAATTGAAAACGAAAATTGAATATGATGAACGCCATGGAGGCCCTTACGATAGAGGGGGTGCTGATAGTTACTATCGAAGAGGGTTTTGTCCTCACTATTTTGTAGGAGCTACCTATCAATCCGAAGCGATAATGATAGATGGTATGACCCCCGACGAAATCATGGCATATAAAGCTGGTTATGAGGATAACGAAGAGAGTGGAAACTTTAAAGATTGGGGTTAATGTGAATAATTATTTTCCAGACAATTGGGTAGTGTTAAAGATCAAGCCAGGTAAAGGCGCATTTCCTTTCTACAAAGTGTTAGCAGGATGGTCTGGTGGTTATCTCGATGGTGATAGTTGGCGTATGAACTCAGGTATTTCCAAACTAACCAAAGAAGATGAATACTTTGAGTTTTGGGGAGAAAGTGGTAGTTGTTATGTATGTCACAAAGACAGTTATGGACTACGCATGAACAATGCGGGTGTTTATAATGCTCTCAAAGAAAAAGAACAGTTTGATGGACAAGTACAATTGATGCCAGAAGATACTGATTGGTTAAGTGTGGATTGGATATTCGAAAAAAGTGCTTGACAAACTTCTAATTAGATCGTATAATGTATGTAACAGTTAGGGGCAAAGGACACAGTACATGGCATATTACACCTACACCAAAGATCCAATAGGTTGCTTCGTAGAGAAGGAAGTGGGTAATTACTTTGAATATTCACTCAACGATGATCCGTTCAACTTCTGCGAAGACTTTCCGCACAAGGTTTGGGTAGGTGGACAAGGTGTTGCTGGTATGACTGGATATCGTTATGCTATAGTCAAGAAGACTGTGGCCTACATTGCGGTAGACGAAGACGAGTTTGGACTTCCTGTACTGGAGAAATGGCAACTCAAAAAGAATACAGAGTATGCAATATAGTGAAATAACGAAAGGATTATATTATGATTCGTTTTATGATTGGAATGTTGTTAGTGATGGGTTCTGTTGGTGGACTTGAACAGGATACTGCTACCTTTACGGAAGCAATCCTTGGTTCACTTCTTGGATTAACTTTAATGTTTTGGGCAATTCCTGCTCTTAACGCTCTTGCGGATGAAGAATACTAGATTATATCAAAATCTTAAAGGAGACAAAAAATGGAAATAGAAATCTGGATGTTAATTACTGCAGTCGTTTTCACTGTGTTTGGTTTTATATGGGGTCGTGGAGACAAAGAAGAAAATAATTATGCAGCAATCGAAGCGACTGTAGATCAACTTATTGAAAACGGATACTTACGTTTTCGTAGGGACACTGAAGGTGATGTTGAACTCTTAAAGTGGAATCATATCGGAGATTAGTTTTTCGAAAGGAACTAAATATGAATATAGTATATGGAGTCCAAATCGAAATCGATGAGGGCGAATATGAATATGTTAGAGAAAAAACCGGAAATAGTTGGGCAACTACCGATTCTGTCCTAACATTTGACAATAAAGAAGATGCTCTTATTGAAGCTAAAAAGTGGAACACTGGAGTCGTTGTAAATTTATCAAAAAATGCACAATGATGAGTTAGAAAAAAGTTTATTTCATAATAAAAGAACTATTGTGAAATACAGAGAAGCATTCCAACAAGGCGCATTGGCGTGCCGTGAAGGTCTTAGTTTCGATCATTGTCCATGGACGGATGATGATTTTCTGAAACAGGCGTGGAGAGATGGTTGGGAAGCTTCAATGGCTTGGGTTCTAGAAACGGCATATTCTTAAATAATAAAAAATAAAAAATGGAGAATATTATGCACCAAACACAACTAGAATTGTTTAGTACCCCGCCCCTACCTTATATACAGAATGAAAATAAAGAACGTGTAGAGTATCTTGAGTGGATACTAACACAGATTGGTTTAAAGGTAAGATCATATCAAGAAACTAAAGAAGATTCGGCTGACATAGCTATGCTTGTTTTAGAAGAAATTCCTTCTCTCATAGACATTTACTTTAGTAAATATAATTAAAAAAAGGATAACACATGTACCTAGAATGGTGGATGATAATCACCATCGGGTTATTCTTTATAATCGCACTTACCAGAACTTGGAAAAAAGCACACTTCGAAGGTTTCTGTATGGGTGCGTCTGTTTTATTAAACACAATGGAAAAAGTAATTCCAGAAGATTCAGTAGAGTTTCATAAAATAGTTAAAGAATTAACAAAAAAACCTGATAAAAAAATAAAAAATCTTTAAATTATAGCTTGACATTTGTGTGTGGAGTACTTATATTAATAGTATAGGGAACAGATAGAGGTTGTTATGGTAGATTTTGAAGAACTCTATGTAAAAGGTTCCACTAAAAATAAAAGAAAACTGGCAGAGTTAGCGGTAACTTTTGCTAAAAGTATTTTATTTCCTCGACACAGAAATGTTGTTGTCGAAGTTGAACTCATTCCAGACTTAAATGGTAAAGAAGGCATCTGGGGTGATTGTATTGACGATGATGATCGTTGGTACAATGTCCGTGTTGATTCCAAATTATCAGCAAAAGACTTTGTTGAGACAATTTTGCATGAGATGGTTCATGTAAAACAGTATGTTCGTAAAGAATTGGTACAACACTCAGTCAAACATCAGTTGTGGAAGGGTGGCCAAATACCCTCAGAAACTAAATATGAAGAACGTCCATGGGAAATCGAAGCGTTTTCGTTAGAAAAAGACTTATCTGAATTATTTATTACCACTCATGGATGGAAATTCATAGGAGTTTAACTGAATGAATTTGGCTGAACGTCAGTGCCAACAAGAAGAAGCATTTGAAGAGATAGTAATTCAGGCCGTACAGGAGTCTGAAAGTTTAGAACAGTCCAAAAACGAGTGTATGAAATCAAAAGAACTCGTTGAGCACTGGAGTCAAGAAGAAATTGATGAATTTATCGCAGACCTTTGGAGCGAATACTGGTCAAAATACCTGACAGACTACTAATGTGCAAGAAAGTGTAAAATATTCCTTGAATTATGTGCAAGAAAGTGTAAAATATTCCTTGACTTTATCGTAATTTTACTGTATTATGTAAATATAGTGAACAAAAGAGGTGAAAGAAATGTCGAAGATGGGTAATTATGTTGTTGGTTTGATGGAAGATGGACTTTGGGATGAGCCAGATTATCCAGAACCCGACTTCGAAGCATATCACGAAGAATATTATAAAGAAAGACTTAGTGCTTTCAAGTCTGCCCTAAGACAAGCTATGATGATTTACGATTGTAGTTGGATTCCCGCCCTCAAAACCATGTATCAAGTCGGAAAAAACGATGCAGAACCGTTTGATCTTCAATCGGATGCGTATTGTTATAGAAAACTAGAGCATTATCTCTGCGAATGGAACTTGGAAAGTAAAAAAATTGATGAAATATGTAAAAAATTCTTCTTTAGGGCTTGACAAACACCCCAAAAAGTATTATATTATATATGTAAGTTGATGAAAACAGTGATGAGGATCTAAATTATGGCATATGTATCACAAAAAATGAAGAAAGAACTCGCTCCTGCTATCAAAGCAGTCCTTACAGAGTTCGGCATGAAGGGCAGTATTTCTGTCAACAATCACTCAACGCTTTGCGTAAACATCAAATCAGGCAAGATTGACTTCTCTGACAACTACACTCACGGCGATCGTTACATCCAAGTCAATGAGTACTGGATCGATGAGCATTATGAAGGCGTTGCTAGGAAGTTCCTTAACAAGTTGTTAGCGGCCATGCACGGCCCTAACTACTTCAACAACGATGATGCGATGACTGATTACTTTAGTCGTTCACACTACACCAACATTAATGTCGGTAAGTGGAACAAACCTTACGAATATACAGGAGCGTAATTCGTGGCAGTTCGTTCGAAAAAATACAATGAAAAAATTCATATCGATTTAGATGGGCCCCAAGGCAATGCATTTGTTCTTTTTGGGATGGCCGAAAAACTCTCATCTATATGTGGTGTAGATTCGGAGTCTATTATACAAGATATGAAATCTGGAGATTATCTTAATCTTCTTAAAGTGTTTGAAGAGAATTTTGGACACATCGTAGTTTTGGAAACTAGTAATCGGGAGTACTTAGATGTTTTTTGTTGAAGTGAAAGAAAGATTTAGTGAAGAAAAATTCCGTTGGGAAGCACTGACGAAAGAACAGGCAATAGATGTTCTTGCAAAACTTAAGTCTGATGGAAAATATTGGTCTTTTGAGATGGGAGAAATGTAAAGTGGTATATTACATTTTTAGTTTTTCGACTAAGTAATATATTTAAGGAGTTACAAATGTCGAAAATACAAGAAAAAATAAAAATTCTTATGGATACTGTACAGGAGAGTTTAGAAAGTCAGCGACATATTGAGTCGCCAGAAGAGTTTATGGTTGAACTGGAGAAAGTTGGACTTTACTTCAGTCATATGAATGACGAAGATCGTGATTACTATCAAGCGGCACAAATCGTTTTTGAAGAACAAAGGAAGTGGACTATTTAAAATGAAACTTGCAGATTTTGAAATTATTGAAAAGGATTACATGCCTGGCGGTTTCCAGTCATTATTATCCTTTGGTGAATGTCATCAATTGAGTATTATCAGTGGTGAAGGTGCATATGGTTCTGAAACCGCTCCTTATGAAATCGCTGTCTTTGTTAATGGTGAATTTGCAAATTTGCCTGGCATTATTGAAGATGACGTTAAGGGACACTTAACAGAAAATGAGGTTAACACGGTCATAAAAAAACTTCATACTATTACAAAAGCAATCCCTGTTCAAGTTTGATGGAGAGTTAAAATGTCACAAATTACTGAAGTAAAAAATAATGTAGGTAAACTGTATTCTGTTGGCCTTGAATATGACGATGCAAAGAAACAATTCTTTGAACAGGCATATGAAAAGTTTTCTAGGGAAAAATTAGAAAAGATTTTTGATGAAGAGTGGGACAAATACGAACACCTGTATTTATCCAATCTAAATTTTTTCAAGAGTTTTTCAAGAGAGTAATTTAAATGAGACTTTTAGAAAGTTTTTCCGATATTCATATTGACGATGATGAAGCAAAAATGTTCGGTATCTCTGACAGAGAACTTATTAAACATCTTTTTAAAAAAGTTGTTGTATTAGAAGAAACAGTTTATGAACTTGAACATCAAATTAAAGTCCATGAAGAGTGGATAAGGTTAAGGGAAAAACATTAAAACATATTGACAATGTGTTTCGTTTATGATATATTATACTTGTTAACGAAACATAGAAATCTGCCCTTAGCTCAGCTGGATAGAGCAACAGCCTTCTAAGCTGTGGGTCGTAGGTTCGAATCCTACAGGGCAGGCCAATTAATGTCGAGTGAGTGCCTGAAAACGACACTAAATATAAGACACAAGATTAAACAGGGGCGGACAGTAGGAAGAGGCGACTAATGTACAAGAAAATAAAGCGGCCTGCAACCCCTCAAACTGCGGTGAACATCAACACCTACTGTCCTTTTTATTTAGAGTTACTGTAATGCAAGTATCACCAGTACCACCAGTAAGAATTGTGAGTGAGTATGTTAGACAACTTAATGTCGGTGATAAAATTCATAACATTGTAGTAACACACAAAGATTTTGGAGGCTCTATTAGAGTTGAAGAAGTTTATAGAACATATGATAGAACTGGAAAGATGAGAATAGTCGAACCAGTTGGTAACATTGATGTTGAAGTTTAGGCGGGTATCGTATAATGGTTATTATAAGAGGTTTCCAACCTTTTGATGTCAGTTCGATTCTGACTACCCGCTCCAAATAAAAATCCATGGCGGCGGATTATAAACGGAGTTTGGCGCAGTCTGGTAGCGCATCTGCTTTGGGAGCAGAGGGTCAGAGGTTCGAATCCTCTAACTCCGACCAATTTAGAGGATTATTCCCAGATAGCTCAGTTGGTAGAGCAAATGACTGTTAATCATTGGGTCGGGGGTTCGAACCCCTCTCTGGGAGCCAAACAATGAGTAGGATATTATTTGAGTAATTTTAGATTTATTGCAAAGAACTTAGATGTGAGTAAGATATTACAACAGGTTCTTGATAACCAAGATGACTGGAAATATGTTAATAATTTAAATGCAGATGGAAAAGATGTTGGAGGCGATTTAGACCCATATGGATTTTTGCCTCTAGTCATGGCAGTTGTAAAGCCAGGAGAAAGTCCAAAGAATACAGAAAAGACTCAAAAGACTGAACTCTATGATAAATATGATGAAGTTTCTAAATGGTTGAGAAGTCAAGGAATAACACAATTATCAAGAGCCGCCTTTTTTAAGTTGGGGGTTGATGAGTGGGTAGGTAAACATATAGACGAAGGAACTTATTACTTAACTAGAGATAGGTATCATCTTTCCTTGCAGGGTGAATATGATTATGAAGTTGATGGTGAGTGGCATACTATTAAGCCTGGCACCTTCTTCTGGTTTGATAATAAAAAATACCATCAGGCACATAATGTAGGTGGTGTCGAAAGAATAACTTTCGTGTTTGATGTACCAAAATCAGACGGCAACCCATAGTAAGGATACGAAATGTATAAACCTCTACCAGAAGAAGTAACAATAAAAAAATCAGGAATACATGGACTAGGACTTTGGTGCGTCAATCAGATTAAAGAAGGAACTGAAATCGGCCTGTCACATTTTTATTGGGGAGAAACTTTGCAAAGAACCCCATTGGGCGCTTTTTATAATCACTCTGATGAACCAAATATCATAAAGGTTCAAAGAGACAGTAGGTATTTTCTTGTTGCAATTAGAGATATTTGGCCTGGCGAAGAGCTTACATGTCAATATACTTTTTATCGGATTTAAAGGAAGTATATATATTATGAGGATGGAAAATATAAAGAAAAATTTTGATATAGATGTTGCAGGAAACATACTTTTAGATAGTAGTAAGTCTCCAAAAGATTTACAAATCCAAAGTGGTGATACATACGCTGCAATGATAATTGATGACAAACCCATTCTAATCAAGTTGGAGTTGACTTTAAAATAGTAGGAATGTTTATGTCACTTGGATTTAGAGACAAGTACCAGAATATAATTAAAAATTTAGTCCAAAATGCCGATCAGTGCAGTCAACAGTGGGCTCTTACTGGAGAACCAGAATGGCAGGCTGCATATATGATGTATGTTGGAAGGGTTTGTGAATTAAAGGACTGGATTAAAAAACGAGAAAATGAAATAGAAAATTCGCCGCTGTAGCTCAGCTGGAAGAGCAGTTGCCTTGTAAGCATCAGGTCGGGAGTTCGAGACTCCCTGGCGGCACCATATAGGTGTTGGATGGGAAACAAAGAAAGAAAAATAATTCTTCTAACAGATATAATAGAAAAAAAAGTTCGAAAAATAGGCCAGGATCAACTGGAGTATTATCAACGAGAGTTAGAAAAATTAAATAATAAAATGTTTTTCATTCGTAAAGAAATCGACTTAACAAATTTTATAATAGATTTAATAGGGCGAGAAAAAATCATGGATATGCGTGGTAATTACAATGGTGGAAAAGACGAAAGCGAAACCTAGTCGCAAAAGAAGAACAAAGGCAGAAATGGAAGCCGCTCGAGTGGCTGAAACTAAATCCTCAAAACCAAAACAAAAGAGGAAGCGTAGAACTAAAGCAGAGATGGAGGCCGCTCGGGTAGCATCATTGCCCCCAGAACCCAAATGTTACGAGATTGGATATAAAGGCCCTAAACCGCCTCCTGCAAAACCAAAAAAGAAATCTCGTTCATATCCCCCACCACCCCCTATACAAAAGTTTGATACTAGTTTAATTGATGAACAGATAAAATTTCCTGGCCCCCATGGCGCTCAGTATGCAATTACTAAGGAAACGAAACATGGTAGACATCTATTGTCTTTCGGAATAGATGATTGGAGTATATTATATAATGCGAGATATAATAATACTGAAAAACATTGGAAATTTTATCTTGACTTATACAAAGAATCATGCGATAATGATAAAATTGTAAAATCAAAAAAGGTGAAAAATAATGGCAGAAGAAATGCAACAACAAAGTCCAATAGTAACTCTGGACGCAGCAACACTAAAGGCAATTCTACAAGAAAAGACACAACGAGTAGTGTTCGAAAAGGCAGACGGAACTCTAAGAGTAATGCACTGCACGACAAATCCGAAGATCGTGCCGTGGCCTGATAATCCAGTAGAAGCGACAGGTTCAGTCCAAAAAGAAAAAGATCCAAACCTTATTGTTGTTTGGGATTTGGAAAAAGAGGGTTGGAGATCATTTCGATTTGAAAGACTTAGAGAACATGGAGATTTAGATTAATGGGTGGTAAAGCAAATGGGAAATAATTATACATCTAAAGGCGAGCGCCGTAGTGTATCACGAAAGAATAGAACCAAAAGTCCGAAGGGTACTCTTGTACATGCAATTCGTCAAAGAGAGGCATGGCAACAAGGCAAGAATGTAGTTCTTACAATTCCAAACCCAAATACTACAGAAACCAATAAACCTTTTATAAAGGTTAGGGCAAGTGAACTTTGGGGTGATTTTAGGAAACAAAGAAAATTTATGATGAGAGGAGAACCCGCTGTATGATAGAAGGATTTAGTCCACCCTGCGTGGTATTCAGAACTAGGGTCAGAGATGAATCAATCGAAGGCCCAAACCCATATCGATGGGAAGATGTAACAAGTGATGAATTGTTTAAAGGTAAGAGAGTAGTTTTATTCAGCTTGCCCGGCGCATTTACACCCACTTGTTCTACATATCAATTGCCAGGCTTTGAAAGTAATTATTCAAAGATTAAAGATTATGGTATTGATGAAGTATATTGCATTTCAGTTAACGATGCATTTGTTATGAATGCTTGGGCAAAGTCGCAAGATATTCAGAATGTGAAAGTAATTCCAGACGGTTCTGGAAACTTTACTCGTTTCATGGGAATGTTGATTGGTAAAAACCACTTAGGTTTTGGTTTGCGTAGCTGGAGATATATGTGTGTCATTAATAATGGTGTTGTTGAGCAGTGGTGGCAAGAGCCGGGCATCAATAACGATGGAAGTGATGATGATCCATATATCCTAACAACTCCAGAAAATATGCTTAGTTATCTAGATCAGAAAAGTATGTGGGATGAAGTTGAACAACGAGCTACTATGAGCGATTATAAGGTTGTTTGATGTATGATATAAGACCCCTTCACAAGAATAATGCTTCTGTATTTGTTGCAGAACGCCATTATTCTGCAGTTATGCCTCGACTAACTAAACATTATCTAGGTTTTCACTTAGATGATAAGCTGGTTGGTGTTTTAACTTTAGGATGGGGAACTAATCCTATGGGAACAATTAAAAAAATGTTTCCAGATTTGACAACTTCTGATTACTTTGAGATTGGAAAGATGTGTATGGATGATTCTATGCCCAGAAACTCCGAATCTCAAATGTTATCTCAAACAGTAAAATGGATGCGTGAAAATACAGATGTAAAATATCTGTATACTTGGGCAGATGGAATAGTTGGAAAGCCAGGATATGTTTACCAATCTGCAAACTTTCTTTACGGTGGTTTTATATGGTCTGATGTATATGTCTCTGAGACAGGCGAGAAGGTGCATTTTAGGACTATACAAAGAAAGATGAAGAAAGAGATGGGGAGACATGATACAAAGTATGGCCCTCGACCAAATGACGCCAAAATGGGTGATATGGGGTTTTCAAGAGTATGGGGTAAACAGTTCAGATATATCTACCCATTGACTAAGACAGATAGAAAGTATATGAATAGACATTCTACTTGTTGTTGGACAAATCGATATCCAAAAGATGAAGATTTGCAGTGGAAAATTAAACGTCCAGGCGAAACAGAATATGAGTGGTGCGATGATATGCCGTTTGTTCATAGTAATGACATAAAACATAACAAGAGTAATATTGCAAGATACAAAGCAGATATTACTATTGATAATTTTTTTTAATAACCTATATAATTCTGGAGTGTATTATGGGGAAGGCAAAAATAAATCAATTAAGAATTGGATTACGTGCCGCAAGGTCAAGAATGCGGCATCATTTCCATCGACAGGCGTATATAAACAGACAGAGGAGAAATTCTCAGGAGACTAATGATGAAAGACTACAGTACAAATTACACTCTCAGTAGTGTACATACCGATTCTGGTAATGATGAGATTATTACTCATTCATTCGATGCGACAGATGCAACACTTGGTGAGGTGTTGGAGAAAATCGAAACCTTTTTGATTGCAGTAGGATTTGATTGGATTAAGAGAGGTGAAATTCAACATGTAGAAAGTGTGACTGATAAAGACTATGATTCTACTATGGGAGCAGAATTGTTTGATGAATATTCTATGAATGCAGAAGAAATGTATAATAGACTTAACGGTTTAGATAACACTGCAAAAATTGTTGAATTTCCTCAAAAAGTAAAATCAGAAGACACTATAACACTGACTACTGGTTCTGGGGAGTATGATATAGGTTCTATCACATTTGATGGTATGAATATTACTGATGGTATGAATTTTACCTTAGATACTTCCGATGTTTCTTTTAGTCAACAGTATAACGTATCTTTAACTCCAGATGACGTTACATTTAAATTTACTACCCCCGAAAACAAAAAAGAAAAGGATTAAAAATGGCTTTTAAATTATCAAATAGATCACTTTCTAAAATGGAAGGTGTTCATGATGACATGGTTAGAGTTGTCAGCCGTGCTATCGAATTGACTGAGGTCGATTTTGGAGTGATTCAAGGTTTAAGAACGCTCGAAGAACAAGAGGCTTTAGTTGCAAAGGGCGCAAGTCAAACAATGAAGAGTAAACATCTTGATGGACTCGCAGTAGACTTGATGGCCTATGTTGGCGGCCGTGGAGTCTGGGAACTCAATGTGTATGATGAAGTTGCTGATGCAATGAAGGCAGCTGCAATAGAAGAGGACGTAGCAATCCGCTGGGGTGCAGCCTGGCACATTGATGACATTAGGGAGTGGGATGGTTCCATGGAAGATGCCATGAACGCCTATGTCGATTTAAGACGTTCTCAGGGAAGGCGCCCATTTATTGATGCACCACACTTTGAGCTCATGGTATAAAATTAGTGTTGTATTATTGCACTATATTTTTTTATACATTTTTTTGCTTGACAAAAAGAAAAGAATAGTGTATAAATAAACTTGTAATTGTTGATACGATTCAACATGCATACTGGACTTGGGGGCAGTACCCAACGCCTCCACCATAAACACACTGCTTTGAACTAGAAGTGGCAAGGCTACGAATAAACTAAGTTACCTCCAACGAGGTTACGCAGAGGAAGATACTGCAAGTAGTGTGTTTATGATGGGGGCGAAATAGGATCGACAGGTGTGTAGAGATGAGAGTAGATTACCGTGTTGACCTACGATATTCGGTCAAACAAAACTAAACGCAAACGATAACTTTGCACCTGAGTTTGCTCTAGCAGCATGATCAGCGGGGTATGGGTTCCACCTTGTTACTAAACGGGCCCACAGTCATAGTAAAAGGATTTAATAAATGACAAAGTTTTTTTTCGGAGCCGCTTCGGCGGTTTTTTTATGTTCGTCTGCAATGGCAGAAGGCAATAGAGGTTATGTAGAAGGACAAATTGAGTACAGTGTAGAAAATGAAAATTTCACATCTGAATTAGGATATACAATGGCACTTCCACAAGGATTTGTTTTGCGTCCATGGGCAGACTTCTCATATGATTCTAATGTAGCATCAGATATAATTAATTTTGATGGTGTTAACTTGGGTGTTTCATATGCAATGTCTCCACAACTTTCACTTTTCAGTAATATTGAAGCGAGCGAAAAGCTTGAATATGAAGATGCAAAAGTGGGACTTAGTTTTTCATTCTAATTTTTGTACTATATAATAAAGGTGGCAACTTCCTATAAAGTTGCTATTTAAAATAGCAACGTTATAAAGTTGCTATTTACACACATCACACAGAAGAGGATAAATAAGATGAGTAATAAAAATCCATTTGAAATTAGACTAGAAGTTTTAAAAATGGCAAAAGAAATGTCTGAACAAAGTTACCATGTGGCAATGGATACCTATTGGCAAACTTTGAATGCGACTGCAGAGACATGGAATAAAAGTGTTGAGGAATTAGTTCAACATACACAACACATGAAACCAGAAATGCCAGTTCCCAAAGACATTATGAAAAAGGCTCAAGAGTTGTATACTTTTATTTCAACTAAAGAGTAAATTTGGTGGGGGGTGCAATGCCCCCCCCCATTTTTTAAAAATGCGTGAAACGCAATATTGTAGAGATGGTTAGAGATATATAATGATAAGAGGCAATTATAATGAGAGAGCAGATTTATTCAGTTCACTTGCAAGATGAAATGCCTCGCATTGGTTCTGGGAGAAGGACTATTGTGGTTAAAGTAGGTCGTAAATGGGTTTACGTTAGAAACAATACAACCGATCCTTCATCGTTTAGAAAATGTAAAATTAAACTTAACCAATGGAATACTATTGTGAAAAATAAATTCACGCAAGAACACATTATGGAGAATTAATAATATTATGCCGAGATATGATTTTAAATGTACAGATTGTGATCATGAATTTGAAATTTGGTGTCGTATTGCTGAAAGAGAAGAACATTTAAATGGCTCTTGTCCAAACTGTCAAATCGAAGGAAAAATCCAACAATTTCTTACTGGCGCTCCAAGTATTGGGGATTCTATTCGCTTGGGCAGACAAAAAGTTCCACAATCATTTAAGGAGAATGTTTTAGATAAAGTGGCCAAAATGCCTGGTGCAGTAAAAACAGAGTCTAAATTTAATATGTAATTTTTCACTGTAGATTCCAACTTTCAAAGGAGTCTCATTCGTGAGTAGAAAAGCTAGGAAGACAAAATCAAACAGTAATAGTAGATTAATAGGGATTGACGCACGAACACAACTTAAAAAAATTACACCAATAACACCGGCACAAGAAGAAGTATTTGATGCCTTTTATGAAGATCATTTATTTCTTCATGGAGTTGCAGGGACAGGAAAAACATACATTTCTTTATACCTTGCACTAGATGAATTAATGGATAAATCTTCTGGTTATAGAGAGATACAAATTATCAGAAGTGTTGTTCCGACAAGGGATATGGGTTTCTTGCCCGGCTCGGAAAAACAAAAAATGCAATCATACGAAACCCCATACAAAACTATAGTAAACGAATTATTTGAATGTGGAAATGCATACGAAAGTTTACGAAAAACTTCCCTTATAAATTTCAACTCGACATCTTACATAAGAGGTACGACCTTTTATGATAGCATAATTATTGTCGATGAATGTCAGAACATGAATTTTCATGAACTGGATTCTGTCATAACTAGAATAGGAGATAATTGTAAAATAATTTTTTGTGGAGACTTTAGACAGTCCGACTTTAGATGGAAATCTGAAAAAGATGGAATACTGGATTTTATAAAAATCATAAAAAGTATGGATCGTTTTTCTTTTATTGAGTTTATGCAACAAGATATCGTTAGAAGTCCTTTAGTGAAATCCTACATAATCAATAAACTAGAATTGGGTTTTGCCTAAGGAGGCCTCAAATGAAAAACATAATCGAAGCAAAAGATATTTTTTCAGCAAAAGTAAAATCTAAAAGTAACAACTTAGAGGATATAAAGTCGTTTATTAACTTAGGTGGTATGGACGAAGATTATGATGTTTCTATTGGAATGACAAATGAACTCCTTGACGAATTTGTTTACATTATGGCAGATGAGTATGGTTTTGACCTAAGCAATAAAGTTCTTGTTGATGATTTAAGTTTCTTGGGAGTTGTATTGCAAGCCGTCATGGACAGACATTATGGTATTGAAAATGCATTTATACAGAATATCGATGAGGCAATAGAAGAAATTAAGTCAAGACCAGAAGTTGAAGAAATTTTATAAAACTGCTTGACATGTCGAAGGATATTTGATATACTTTAACAAATTTGGAGTACTTTATGTTTAATCATGTTGAATTGGATTTGCCTGAATTTTCACTTAGAAGTGAAACCCTTAAGTCTGGTACTAGATATTACCACGATGAAAATGGCAACAAATATCCTTCGATAACAACCGTCATATCACATTTTTCTAAAAAGTCCATTATGGAGTGGAGAAGGCGTGTAGGCGAAAAAGAAGCGAATAAAATCACTACCCAGGCTGCAAGAAGAGGAACTTCTGTACATCAGTTGTGTGAAGATTATATAAATAACATAGAAATAGATTATAATAAACTCATGCCGAATGATACAGAGATGTTTCTTACATTGAAAGAAACTCTTGATACTAGATTGAATGATGTATATGTTCAAGAGTGGCCAATGTATTCTGAACATCTAGGAATTGCAGGAAAATGTGATTGTATTGCATATTTTGATGGTAAACTTTCTATTATTGATTTTAAAACATCAAGAAAGTCAATGCATCCAAATAAATTGGAGAACTACTTCAGACAAGCATCTGGTTATGCTGTTATGTTTGAAGAGAGGACAAAAATTCCTATAAATAATCTAGTAATCATTGCGGCTATTGATGACCAGAAAGATGCTGGAGTTTATACTTCTAAGCGTGATAGTCATATCGATGGGTTGATAGAAATGATAACAGAATATAAAGCACAATTGTAGGAAATAAAAAACATGGTTCAATATCTAAAAAGTAGTGCAAAAAGATATGTAGGTGTCCCTGATTATTTGGGAGTGATGTATGACTATAACACACGAACAAGGGCCGGACACTTGTTTGTCGGTGGATTTAAAAGAAAGCCGGGCATTCGTCCTAGTGATGTTGTACTATTTGATGGAAACATACTTATGCCCGCCACCAACAACTATAGAGAAAAAGTCTTTTCAGTAAATCCTGCCACTACTATTAAATTTGAATATCAAAAAACGAATTCTTCAGATCAAGTTAAATGTGGTATAGTTCCATTGGATGAACCAGAGATTGGCGAAAGTATTAGTACTGCAAATAATTCTACTCACATATATCAAAACAATACAGCACAAGAACAATCTATAAAAATATATTGTAATTATAAAACAGCAGTAGATTCTAAGTTGAGATTTAAAATCACTGAAGTAATCTCTGATATTACTCCTGTTCGTAGTACAGAACTTTACACTAAAGGTAATTTATGTCCAGGCGCTCCACTTGGATGGCAAAGACTTTTAAGATGGGATATTGATAAGATTCCAACTGTAGGATTCTCTTTGTCAGTGGGTAAGGAACTTGGAGAGAATGAGTTTATTTTTAGAGACTTTATAAATTCACAAAATAGTTATTTTAAAATTCTGCCCAATTATTTTTCAAAGCAGGGGTCTAAGGTAGACTGCAGGGCGGATATTACTTTCGAAACGGAAGATGTACGGGCCATGAATTTAGACCCAGTGGCACAGGTTGAAATCACAAGTATTATAGGGAGAATGTGATATGATAAATTGGATTAAAGCTAGATTGACAGAAAGAACATCATGGGATGGTGGCGCACTTATTGCGATGGGTGTTGTTGCACTACTCTTTGATGGTTTGATTACATGGGCTGCATATGCAGCAATTGTTTATGGTCTTTGGACTATCTGGAAATCAGAATAATCTATTGACAAGTCATACGTTACAGTGTATTATATGCTGTAACGTATATTTAAGGAGTATTTATATAGAATGTTGAAACTTAAGAGTTCGAAAGAATTTAGTGATGAAATAGAAAAACAAGTTTCTAAATTAAACAGTTCGTACATCGATACAATCACATACTACTGTGAAAAAAATAATTTGGAAATAGAAAATGTAGTTTCTTTGTTGAGTCCTTTCATAAAAGAAAAAATTAAATACGAGGCAGAAGGACTGAACATGGTTCGGAAGTCTACCGAACAATTGCCTCTATGATTACCATGTCTGGGAAGAAGATAGATGACTTTGAGGCGTTTAAAATTTATCTTGCAATGAAAAGTCATTTTAATAGTGAGTATGATTTTATAAAGTACAAAGGGAAGGTTTCGCCGAAGAAAGAAACCTACCATAATAGGAGAGACAGAAGAACTTTTGAAGAACTTTCGAGAAGGTTTGATAAAAAGAGTTTGGAAGAGTTTTTACTTGCCTTGTTCTTGAATGTAACAGAAAATGGTAATCTTGCAATTTCTCGTAATGAGTTTATGTGGACAGGAAATCTTTTAGATAAAGAATCCTATGATACATATAAAAATTGGAAAAAAAGAATTCAAAGTATAAAGTATACTTTTACTAATGATTGTCATGTGTTGTTTACAAGGGCGTCTGAGGAAAATCTGGAGTTCAATTCCATATTTAAATCTATTGACAATGACTACCCATTTATTGTATTCTTAGAAAAACGTGGAGAACTTTCATTAGAAACGTTAATTATCTTTGAAAAGATTTTTGCTTTCGTAGATAAGGTCAAAATAAATGATACAACTTATTGGCCTATATACACTAAGAAAGTAAAAGACTATATGTCTTTCTTAGACATAGATGTTGATTATTATGTTAATGTTCTTAGGGACATATTGATTGATGATTATTATGAAGATTATGGTCAATTAATTAAAAAAACTAGTTGACAATGTTTGGATAATATAGTATATTAGTAAAATACAAAACGCATATAACGATATAACGTATAAAGGAGAAAATTTATGTCTTTTGCAAACCTTAAAAAAGGTCGATCTAACTTTGCCCGTCTTGCGGAAGAGTTGGAAAAAACCCAATCCCCACAACAAACCACATCGAATATCGATGATCGATTTTGGAAACCAACTATTGGTAAGGATGGTAACAGTTATGCTGTAATTCGTTTCCTTCCCCCTACAGATGGTGAAGATATTCCTTGGGTTCGTGTATTTAATCATGGATTTAAAGGCCCAGGCGGTTGGTTGATTGATAACTGTCTTACTACAATCAACAAACAGTGTCCTGTTTGTGAGTCTAATACTGAACTATGGAATACTGGTTCACAAGACAATCAAAACCTTGCTCGTGACCGTAAACGTAAACTCAAGTTCCTTTCGAACATTTATGTTGTAAAAGATCCTGCAAACCCAGATAATGAAGGAAAAGTTTTTCTTTACTCATATGGTAAGAAAATCTTTGACAAGTTGAACGAGTCAATGAATCCTCATTTTGAAGATGAGGCTCGTTACAACCCATTTGATTTTTGGGATGGTGCAAACTTCAAACTGAAGTATCGTACTGTTGATGGTTATGGTAATTATGATAAGTCTGAATTCGATTCTCAAGCACCACTTGCAGATGATGATTCAGAATTGGAAACAATCTATAATCAACTATATTCATTGGAAGAGTTTGTAAGTGAAGAGAAGTTCAAGTCTTACGAACAACTCAAGGAACGTCTTGATCGTGTTCTTGGAGTTCAACAGTCTGCAGTTTCAGTAGAAACAGATTTTGCTTCTGATGATTCTTCATACTACGCTGAACCTACTCAGACTAAATCTGCGCCTGCGCCAGAACCAAAGTCTGTAACTTATAATGAAGACGAGGAAGATGATTCAATCTCTTACTTTGAACGTCTTGCAGATGAAAGTTAAACAGTTGGTGGCACTGAAGTGTTAGTGTAAGACACAACACAGAGTCCATACAGGTAATAGAAGGTATACAACATACTCGACCGCCATCTATTATCGCATACAAAGAACTGAGTGTGGGGAATGGGCAGGGAGAAATCCTTGCCCTTTTTTTTGTCTTAGATATGTTTGGATTGCATAACGAAATTGCGAAAATGACATGGGGATTTTCTGCACTTGCGAAATAAATATTTGTGTCAGAATCACTGACATTTCACACATATCATACACAGGAGAATTGGATGACACAATTAGTATTAACAGCATCAGACTGGTTAAATATTACCCCATTTGTAGATTTTATTCATGATTTACAAAAAAGAATGAAATTGAAAAAACTTCAAAAAGAAACTATAAAAGAATTAAGTTCACTGTCCGATAGAGATTTGAATGATATTGGGATTGCAAGATCGCAGATAAAATCTATTGCAATGGAATTGGATTTAAAAGATGTTTAAGAAAATTTTAGAAACTTTTGAGAACATTGGAAGAGCAAGAGCTGCACATGTTCTTGTACAACAAGGTTTATACGAAGAAGCAAAAAGAATTATGTGTAGGGACTAAAAGGTTCCTACCATGCACCCACTAAAGATAACTTAGCATCCCTTACAGCACCATCAGTATGTCTTACTTCTGGTTTTTGTTTAGGCATAATCGTTGAATTGTTTGTTACATTATTCACGGTGTTTTGTTGTGGTGCATTTATAATATTCGCAGCCTGTTTCGCTTCTGATGTAGATTTGTCCATAGCAACACTATCCATCATATTAGACGCTTCTAATTTTCTATTAGGAATGTCACTTGAGGTGGATTCTGTTTGCAATTTCTGCTGTCCTTGCAGTGTCTTTGATTCTAACCCCATCGGATTGTTGATATCATTTAGATCGCCAGCGGCCGAGATATTTAATTTATCTAACTCGGCTTGTAGTTTTTCTATTTCTGTAGCATCTTTTTCTATACCTTTTTTATCTCTACCAAAGTAGACGTTTTCGCCACCTTCACTTCTTGCGATTCTATCTTTTGCATCTGCAATTTTTGTCTGTAGGTCTGCTTTCTTATCTTCTGTAGAAATCTCAGGGGTTGTTGCGCCCTCTTTTCCATCAATCACACCCATATCCTTCGCCATGAGTCCAGCATCAATCGCTGTTGACGCAGCAGTACCAAGGCCTGGTATTGTACCAGCAAGTCCAGAAAGTACCTCTAGGCCTGCGCCAGAGAAGTCTCCACTAAATGCTCTTTGAGCACCAAATCCCAATCCTGCAAGTAAACCAACGCCAGGGATTTTTTTCAATAAAGATTTCCCAAGTCCCTTACCAACAGTTTTGGTGGCGGCCTTTCCAGTTACTTTAGATGTAAGTCCACTTATCTTCGCACCAACTCCTTTTACTGGTGCTGAAATATTTGACATTTTTGGAAGTTTATCTGCTATTGCACTACCAACACCTTTTATTTTATCAGGCATCGAAGGTATTGCATTTTTTACATTACTTGCGACACTACTTGCGACACTCGCTGTTTTTGCTGCTCCAGTTGCAGCAAGTCCCGCTACTGCTCCCCCACCAAGTTTCAGTGCATTCAATCCAAAGTTTTTAATTCCCCCCAACGCACCTCTTGCAGCATTCAGTCCACCACCAACTAAACTTCTTGCTCTTCCCGTAATTCCAGATCCTGCATTTCTTACTAGATTACCAAGTCTACCAAATCTACCACCACTTGATCTATTTACTACGGAACCAACTCTTCCAATACCACCTTTTACCGCCCCGCCAACTCTTGAGATGGCACCTCTAATTCCGCCTTTACCTTTTACCGCCCCGCCAAGTCCGCCTCCACCGGCGCCGGCCAGCAAGTCACCTAAAATTCCACCGCCACCACCACCTGAGATTTCATCTAAGTTTCCAGTGTTTTCTGCAATCTGTTCGAGAAGTTTGATTTGTGTTTTATCAAACTCCTGTTCAATTTTTCTTTCTCTATTACTTTCTCTTTGAGTTTCCAGATCCAATGGAGATGGATTGTCAGAAGTATCTTGCAAGAATTTTAGAAGATTTACTACTTCTTCTAGATATGGACTGTTTTCACCAAGTTGTTCTTTTACTTCATCCAACTTAGTTGTTGTGATTTGGGCAACTTCACTTGGAGTGGATGTTTCATCAGTAGATAAATTTTGAGTATTTTCAGATGGAGATGGTACTGTAATATTTTCTTTATCATCCGACACTGAAGCTTCTGGTTTTGGAACAGACACTGGAGACTCTGGCATGTCAAGTCCATAACTTCTTTTAATAGACTCGACTTCATCTTGTCTTGCTTTATTTGCATCTTCTGCTTCTTTTGCGGTTTTTGCTTGACGAATAATCGCATTTTTTTGTTCATCAATAACTTCTTGTTCAGTGATACCTCTTGCAAGTGATTGTGCCGCTACTTCTTCTGATGTTATATTCGCTCTTGAAATTGCTTCTTCATTTGATATTTGTGTTCTTAAAACAGAAAATTCTTCTTCTTCAATTTTCCTCTGTTCTACAATTCTTCTTTGTCTTTCTTCTTCTTCTGCCTGATTTGCTTTTCTTGTTTCTCTGAATTGTTTAATTCTGTCACCAACAAATGATGCACCAAACGCCAGTAATGGACTACCACTCAACGCACCAGTAATAACTCCACCAATTCCATCGATGGAATTTTCTACTGTCTTTGATGCAAGCTCTCCGATAGATTTTTTAAATGTGGTGTTTTGTTTTATACTTTCTTGAGATGTTCTTAATATCTCTTGAAGTGCCTTCTTTTCTTGGTCAGTAGCACCTTCTAATTGTTGTAAATCAGCATCAAGAAGGTCTATCTTCTTTTTAGTTTCTTTAAATTCTTTTACTGATATACCTTCTTGTTGTCCAAGAATATCAGCAACTTCTGTAAGGGCCTGTCTAGCTGCGGCAGACTGCAACTGGTCGGTTGCAGCGCTAAATGACGCAGACAATTCCTCTTGGTTTTGTCTAATAAGTTTTTCTGTTACCGCTTGTAGATCAGGTTTTGCCATTTATTACTTCTTCTTATCTGAGTATGCATTCGCTCCAAAGAAACCCATAACAATTGCAGCAACGGAAACAAAATATGTTGCCGCCATATCACCCAAAATCTTTGATGCTCCGTCTAGTCCTGCAAGTACTGCAATCACTACTGCAAAGGGATAGAGTAACATACCGAATAAAGAGAACCAAGCCATCTGGCGCATTGCATCTCTGCGAGCGTCAGCATCTTCTAGTTCTTTTCTTTTAAACTCAAGATACATCTTTTCTTCTTCGTTTGAAACCTTTCCATCTCCATTAGTATCAGCTGGGTGATGTCCAGATGCTTTAATTTCTTCTTCCATATTAACTCCTCATTGCGTCTTTTCTACGCTTTTCTTCTTCTTTAATATAGTTTATCAAAAGATTTAAATATATCTCTCTTTCCCACGGTATCATATCTTCTAATTCACTTAAACTATATTTATGGTGCTGCATCAATGCAAAATTATTTCGATACATCGATGCAAGGGACTCATGATTTAAACTTAGGAAAAAAAATCAGTAATTCCTTTTACTTTCATCGATTTTTTCCATCCACATTTTCTACAAGTAATATTCACATCACATGCAGTTTCCGGCATTGTGTTGAAAAAGTTATTAATAGATTCAAACTGTTGTTGTGTCAAATTCTCAACAAAAGTTTTTAATTCACTTTCTGAATAATCAGATGCATTATATACGTCATTTCCATCAACGATCATGTCAATACAAGTAGTTACAACATCAATTACATCATCTACACTATCTGCAGTTAATACAGAATTTAAGATATTAAAATCTGGATATTTCATAATGATTTTAATATCTGATGTTAGATTCAATTCATTGGTGTGTCCTTCTTGATTTTCAATCTCCGCCTTTTCTAAGTCTAATGTGAAAGGAATTTGACAGCCCCCCTGCCCTACTCCTTCTTCTTTACAATCTTCCCGATTGTAACTCAAACCAATTACGTTTCCAATAGACTTACTTCTAAGTTTGATGAAAATGTGTTCAATATCAAATGTAGAAAGTTTATCAACATCTACATCTGATACTAAACAGTTTCCAATAATTTGTTTTATCGCATCAATTTTTTCTTGTAGTTCTTCTCCCTCTTGTGCCATTAGAAGAATCTTTTCTTCTTTGACTAAAAATGGACGAAACTTTACACTTTCATTTGTTGATGGTATAGTCAAATCATATGTTGGTGCATTAATTGTAGGTAACATATTTTATCCTCTTCAAGTATAATTTAATTATTATGGGCCGGTTGCAGTAATCTCTGGGCCGGTTACAGTAAGCTGTACACGTTTATTCGCCTCCTCTTTACTATATTCAGAGCGATATTTTCTGTAGAACATCGTAATCTGACATTGCGCCGGTTCTTCGTTTGCATATGCATATTCAACTGGGCCTATAGATAATGGATATAGATTCTCAAATGTTACAGAGTGTGTTTTCTCATCGTTTTTATTATATGTAATGAGTTCTGCCTGTGGTGCCACATAGTCGTTATAATATGAAATTTTATGTGTAGTAAAATCTATAACTTGGTGAAACCAATCTTCAAACCAATCTCTTTCTTTTAAGTTATCGCTCAAATATATACTAAATGTCAATTGATCGTATGTAGTTGTGTATGGTGCCATTCTTATAGGGCCATAAATTTTTGTTTCCGTTGTTGAAATGGTTTTCCCTGGCAAAGAAATTGATGGAACACGAAATTTTAATAAATTGTCTGGATTTGTTAGAAACGACTTCGGCGGTGGTTTAATTCTAAGTTCATAACGATTTGCCTGAGTAAGGCCAGATTTTGAAATGTTTGCAATAAAATCTTCTATTGATGCCATTTATGATCTCCTAGCAGAATCTGACCAAACTTTCGAAGCAGCGGCCTTTTTGAATTTTTGTACTGGTAAAAACAATGCGATGTCCCATTCATTTGCCTCAATTTTTACAAACTTTGATCTAACATGAGTAAACAAGTATTTTTTGAGACAAGGTTTTATGACATTATATTTAGACAGACCTTTTAGAACATTATAAGATAGTTTGAGTCTTGTATTCGAATCATATCTTTTATCTGATGCAATTTTAGATAAAGCATTCATCACAACAATTCTATTTCTTGGCGAAACATAGTGCAAGTTGATTCCAACAAATCCCCCAGAAATTCTTTCCACCATAAAGATAAGTGGAAATTCATCATAGTATGGTAATTTTTTTGCATACTTAGGGTCATATTGGTAACAATACATACTTCCAACATTGGGGGTTGCCGCAGATCTCCCCCCATCTCCCATTAAAGATGCTCTTGTTATTCTTGTTTCTCTTGCCTTTTTTCTAAACCATTCCCTTGCTTTATCGGTATTTGGTCTAATATTTCTGGCAGCAAGTCTATTTAATAGTGGTGTAAAGTCTGTCATTCATTTATGCCGTTTTTTACTATTTATATCGTTTTATTGAACGAGTTGATCTTCTGTTAAAATTTTAAATTCCCACTTTCTATCTTCGCAGAATTCTTTTGCGTATTTCCACTTGGCTTCATTGATACTCCAAGTCTTCATTTCACTCAAATATCTTGGTGTAATCTTGGATCGTTTTCTTGGTGGTTTGGTTTCTTTTTTTGGTTTTACTTCGATGACAATAGTTCGGGTTTTATTTTCTTCTTGGATTTTTATTACAAAATCTGGATAATACTTGTGTTGTCTTCTGTCTACTGGTGAAATGTAAGGTATTACTAATTCTTCGCTCGACCAGAAAGTGATTGCTTCGTTGTTGTCGCAATACACCATAAACCGTCTTTCCCATGAGGAACGATATACAATGTTATTCACATTTCCTGCATATTTTTCTGGATTTGCTGGTTTGTATTTTCCTCTATAAGTAAATCTTTTTCTCACTTCATAAAAACCTTTATAAATAGTATCAACATATTTAGGAGCAAGTATTTAATGGCCTCATCAGACTCACCATCCACTTTGACACAACAGAGACAACAAGTTGCATCAGGTGGAGAAACTTATATCTATCCAATGTCATTGCATGAACATGAAGAAGTTGTGGAGATGAAAGATTTTGTTAGATTTACTGCATATAAAGGCGAGCAGCCTGGCTACACAACCATGCAGACAAGAGGAACTGCAGTTGATCTTGAGAAAATAGGGAGTGTTACTCTTCATCTTCCAGAAAATATTGAAAATTCAACAAAATCCCAATTTGAAGGTGCAGACAGTGGTGCAATGGGTATGCTAGGTAACACTGGTGCAGTCGCAGGCGAAGATAATGGATTCTTAAGTAAAGTATTAAACCTTGGGGGAGAACTTTCATTATCAGCGGCTCAATTTGGGGGAGGCGTTGCATTTGGTGGTGATGGCAATTTGCAATCTCAAGTTGTTGGTGGTAGAGTTTCTGGTGCGAATAAACATATGTTATTCAGAGGAATTGATTTTAGATCATTCAATTATCAATATAGTATTCTTCCAAGGACAGCAAAAGAATCTACTGAAATTAATAATATGATAAAATTTTTAAGAAAGAACATGCTTCCAGAAATGGCAGGATTTAATTTTTTCCAAGTTCCTAATACATTTACCGTTGAATATTATTTGGGTGGTAGGCCTGCAGAATTTCTTCACAAAATCAAACCGTGTGTATTGACTGACTGTACTGTTAAGTATGGGGGTAACGGTGCGTTTGCAACTTTCAGTGGAACAGATGCTCCTGCAGTTATTGAATTAGCTCTGACTTTCCAAGAGGTGCAGTTGGTTACTTCTTCAGATGCATCGGAGGGCTACTAATGTTTAATTATCTAGAAAAAAAGAAATATGATTTGATGTTGGATGGAAAACCAAAAAAGGTAACTAATATTTTTCAAAATGCATACATTATAGAAGAATACAGAGAAAATCCTCTTTCACATTATGAGTATACCGTCAGAGATGAAGACACGCCAGAAACAATTGCCCATTTATACTATGGAAGTTATACATATGGTTGGGTTATTTTGTGGATGAACGATATCGCAAATGTTTATGATGATTGGCCAATGACAAGTAGAACACTACAAACTCATATTGAAACTGTTTATGGGGCCCCTGCATATGAAGGGTCAAATTTTTATCCAAGAATATTTAAAAATGGTGATTATATTTATGACACATTAGAACAAAAAGTTTTTGTCAGAAGAAACGACAGATGGGAAGTTGTACTGAATGATTATTCTGCAAGCAATTTAAATGGACTATCTATTGCAAGAAATATTCCTATTCATTATAATCATGATGTATTGGGACATAAAATCTCTTCAGACACATATAATCTCCTTACTCCACAGGATAAGAAAAAATATACAATCTATAGTGCATATGATTATGAACATGATAAGAACGAAAAAAATAGAGTAATTAAATTGTTGAGAGCAAATTTATTAAATGAATTTATTTTGAGATTTGAAGAGGTTATTTAATGTCAGATACATTTAAGTTAGGCGATTATAATATTCGTAAATTTACTATCCGTTCACATAACGGATTTGAATTAGACCTTAAAAGATATTTTACATCAATTCGTATTTTCGAAGATATATTATCGTCTAGTATTACTGCATCAGTTGGTTTTCGTGATGTTGAAGATATGCTAACTTTTTTGCCGATTGTGGGACAAGAAGATGTTTCTTTGGATTTTGAAGTTCCAGAATGGAAAAACATTAAGTTGGATTTCCGTGTTCACAAAATCTCTGAGTTGACAGACGAAGATGGAACTCAGACTTATAATTTAGAGTTAATTTCAAAAGATTTTGCAAAAAATTTCGAAGAAAAGATATCAGAATATTTTGAAGGAAGTTCTACAGATATTGCACAAACTATTTTTTCAAGACTTGGGAGTTCGAAAAGTCTTTCTACAGAATCAAGTAACGATCAATATAGTGGAGATAATGGATTAGTAATTCCAAACTATACTCCAATGAAAAGCATTTCGTTTTTGTGTAATAAGGCATTTAGTGAAACATATAAAAGTTCTTCTTATATGTTTTTTGAAACAACGAAAGAATATGTTATGAAACCCTTAGAAATGTTAACGCAGGCAGAACCAAAAAATAAATTTATTGTTGGTGCATATAAAAGTGCTGGCGCAGAAGAAATTGGAGATATCTCTACAAATGTTGAAAACAAGAAAGTAATTAGCTTTAACTTTGATTCAAACTTTGATGTTCTTGGGAATATAACAAAGGGGTTTTATAATTCAGAAGTTTATGCTGTAGATTTACTGACCCGACAGGTTAAGAATTATACACATTCATATTGGGAAAATTATGGAGACTACAAGTACTTGGATAATAATACTTTCCAAGATACTACTGGACAAGGAATACAATATAAACCAAAAAATTTATATGTTGTTCCAGAGAGAGACTTGCAGGGCGGAAACCCCACATTCAATCAGGAAAAACTTTTTCTTCCAAAAGTATTCTATTATCAGTTGATGAAAAACATAAAAGTAACTATTACTGTTTTTGGAGATACCGATGTTTGTGCTGGAGATGTCTTAGAACTTGAAATGCCAATATATCAAAGAGATAACACAGGAACAAACAAATATTATAGTGGAAAATATTTAGTGTTTGCGATCAGACATAGAATTGAGGGTGGAAGGTATCAAACTGACATTGAGTTGGTTAGAGATAGTATCGGACTGCCGTTACCAGCGGAACAGCCAACGCCTCCATCTGGTGGGAGTATACAATAATGGATATGAATATGTTTTCGGGTAGAGAAGGAATGGTTTGGTGGCAAGGTGTCATCGAAGACGTAAAAGATCCAGAAGCTCTTGGCCGAGTAAAGGTTAGAATTATTGGGTGGCACACTCCAGACAAGGCACTTCTTCCCACAAAAAAACTTCCATGGGCAACTCCACTCATGCCTATTACGAGTTCATCTACTGGTGGTATCGGACAATCGCCAACAGGTGCAATGCCTGGCGCATGGGTTATGGGATTTTTTAGAGATGGAGAGCATGGTCAAGATCCTATAATTTTTGGAACAATTTATGGACGCCCAACAGAGGGTTCTGAAACAAACGCAGATCAAACATATCCTTCAGAAAGTGGGTCAGTATTCGGCGGTTCTACCAAAAATGAATCTGATGTTAATAGACTTGCAAGAGGCGTAAAGGATAGTACATCAAATGCAAATGGTGGAGATGAAAATACATCTTCTTCCGAAAATGCAACCGAATGTGGAAAAGAAGTTGACCAAGATGGTGTGCCGAGTGATAAAGAAAATAGAAAAAGACTTAGTAAGATTACTACAAAATCTGGGAAAAGTGCTTGGGTTGCTACAGTATTTAAAGATCAATTTCAAAGGTTTGTGAATGAACTTGAGGCCACAGGATATGTTATCAAAAGTATTGGTGGATACGCATATCGAAAAAATGTAAATAATCCAAGTAGATTTAGTTATCATGCAAGTGGTGCTGCAATTGATATCAACCCATCAACAAATCCTAATGGGAATACATTGATAACGGATATGCCGGACGGTGTATCATCTATTGCTAAAAAATATGGTTTAGGTTGGGGTGGCGACTGGAATAATGTTAAGGATGCAATGCACTTTAGTGCTGCGTCTGGAGAAAGGGGTTCTACTCCCTTAAAACGAAATGGTATTGTTCCTGACCCATCATCTGGAAGTCAAACTGAAAGTTCTTCTGGTGGTGGTACTGATAAGCCTGGAGAGGGACAAGAGTGTGATACTGTAACAACTAGTGAATCTGGAGCGACTTCTAGTAGGTCTGCAAACACTGCAGCACAACAACAAAGTCAGGCACCATCTGCAAGTGCAACACAATGGTCTACTGGAAGATCATATAACGAAGGTGATTTGGTAAAATCGCCACCATTGGAAGAGGGAGAAGAGTCTGGTGGCCCTCCATACACAATGCGTTCTGGAACTTTGGCAGCTGCCGAGGCACTTGGAATTAGTGCGATTGATCTTGCAACAGTGATGTCATATGAAACTGGTGGTACACTCGATCCTCAGAAAAGAGGGCCTACCACTAAATGGGGTCAACATAGAGGACTTATTCAATTTGGAGAACCGCAGGCAAATCAATATGGTGTAGACTTTAGTACTCCACAAACAGCAATAGACACTCAACTTGGCCCAAGGGGTGCGGTAGTCAAGTATTTACGAGATAAAGGCGTCAGGCCTGGAATGGGTAGACTAGAAGTTTATTCTGCAATTAATGCTGGTGGTATCGGAGAAAAGTATTATAGTCGTTCAGATACCGCAGCTGGCGGTGCAGCAGGGACTGTAAGAGACAAAGTAAACAATCAGATGGAAGGACATGAAAGAAACGCCAAACGTCTTCTGGCGGGTTCTGGCGACAGTACATTTGTTCAACAAAAAACATTTATTGCGAAAAATTCTGGAACTTCTGATGCGGAAGGTAGTGGGCCAACTTCATCAAATTTAAAGGACGGCGATATTCTTTGGGAAGTATATGAAGATCCATTACCAGAGATTGATGATCCAGTGGAAGAAGGTAGTGTGGCAGATGTGGATCAGTCTCCATCAACATTTAATGCAAACTCTGGCAACAGTTCATATGGACAAGCTACATATAATCCACGTTCTATTGTAGAGATGAAAAAAGAAAGTACTGAAAGTACGGAACTATTTGATGAGCCACCAACTCCATACGCTGCAGAGTATCCACACAATAAGGTAATATCTACTGAGTCTGGCCATCATCAAGAATTTGATGACACGCCGGGGGCAGAAAGAATACATACATATCATAGATCTGGAACATTTGAAGAAATACATCCAGATGGTTCTGTGGTTACAAAGGTTGTTAAGGATAATTATGAAATTATCTTTGGTAATAATAATATTTACGTCAAGGGAACGATTAATGTTGTTGTAGATGCAGACGTAAACATTAGAGTGGGTGGTAATGTCGATGCAAAAGTCGGCGGAACAATTGATACCGAATCTGGTGGGAATACCACACTAAAAGCACCAAACATTCATTTAAACCCATAAGAGGAAGTCATGGCAAATACTGCAGAAGAAAGACTTGGGATACTACCATCTAAAAGAGATCAATATGTTGATTTTGATCTAACGTTTAGACGAAATCCAGTCAGTGGAGATGTTTTAATCAAAAAAGATATCAGCTCAATAAATCAAAGTATTAAAAATATTTTATTGACTAATAAACTAGAAAAACCTTTTAAACCAAGGTTTGGTGGAAATATTTATAACACTTTATTTGATTTAATGACAAATTGGGATTATAGGGGTTCTCCACATGACATAAATATGCAGGAAGAGATAAAACTTGCATTAAAAATTCATGAACCAAGGATAGTAGTTTCCGATGTTAATTTTTTCTCTAGAGAAAGAGTTATGTCATCGTTGAAAGGAATAAAGAGAGAAGACGAAAGAACTAGACAGGCACAGTTAGTAGACAATAATTCGTTAGAAATTAGTATAGTATACAATGTCCCTGCATCCGAAGAAGATATAACATTTCAATTTAGTATAAAAAGAGTACGATAAATGGCCAAAAATATAAACATATCAGACTTAAGTTTTGATGGAATAAAAAACAATATCAAAAAATACATGGAGAATGATAAAGTTTTCAAAGATTATAACTTTGAAGGCTCTGCATTGTCTAGTATACTCGACATACTATCATATAATACTTATTACAATTCGTATTATATGAACATGATTGCAAATGAAAGTTTTTTAGACACTGCAAGAATTCGTGAGAATGTTGTATCCAAGGCAAAGCTATTGGGTTATACTCCACGTTCTAATAAGTCTGCAAGTGCATTAGTTGCAGTAACATTCAAGATTATTAGAAAGAATAGACAAGAAAGAGATTATCAATATAATACATTAAGAATCGATAGACAACTTGCATTTTCTACTTCTATTGACAACGAATCTTTTGTTTTTGTTCCGAAAGTTTCTAGATCAATTACAAGATCACGCTCGGCAGCTGAACCAGATGGGTCAAGAGCTCATTACTATACTATAAACGATTTAGAATTATTTCAAGGACAACAGGTAGAAGAAAAGTTTGTTGTTGATATTAATAATCCAAATCAAAAATTTACTTTATCAAACGAAGCTGTAGACACCAATACTATTCGAGTTCTAGTACAGGCAAGTGCTGATGATGATATTGTTACTGAATTTCAATTAGCAACGGATACTACACAACTTTCTGATATTTCGAAAACATATTTTCTTCAAGAATCTAAAGATATGAAATATGAAATATTTTTTGGAGATGGTGTCCTTGGAGATGAAGTTGAAAATGGAAATATAATTACTGTTCGTTATATTACAACAAAGGGTGCCAATGGAAATGGTATTACTGGAAGACTTACTGCGATTGCATTACCTAAAGGTGTAATCGTTGATACTGAAAATGTTCAGATTATTGGTGAAAGTTATGGTGGTGCTGACAGAGAAGATATTGAGTCTATTAAATTCTTTGCGCCAAGGACATTTGAAAGTCAAAACAGAGCAGTTACCGCTAGAGACTATAAGGCTATTGTTCCACAAATTTATCCAGAGGTAGACACAATGAATGTTTGGGGTGGGGAAGACAACGATCCTCCTGCATATGGTTCTGTATATATGTCTATTAAACCCAATACTGGACTAATTCTTTCGACCAAAGAAAAACAATATATTTTAAATCAGTTAAAAAGTAATTATTCGGTTCTCACTCTTTCGCCTCAAATTGTCGATCCCGATTATTTGAAATTGAAAATAACTACAAATGTAAAGTATAATGATGAAGCGACTTTATTGGATGAGTCTGCTTTAAAAGAATCTGTAAGACAAAATATTATTTCTTACAATAACAAGTTTTTAAACGAATTTAATAATTATTTTAGATATTCGCAGTTTCTAGCAACTATTGATAAAACCGATGATTCTGTTACAAACAACATAACAGAAATTTTGATGATTAATGAAAAGACTCCAGTATATAATGGTATTGCATCATACACATATAATTTTAACAATGCAATACGCCCTAAAAGTTTGTATTCTAACGCATTTACTATTGCTGGATCAAGTGCCCCTCATTATATTGAAGATGATGGATTGGGTGGATTGAGAATATACACATTAACTCCTTTATTTGCTAGAAAATATAATAATGTTTTGGGTGGAACTATCAACTATGGAACTGGTAAAGTTGTTTTAAATGATATTCAGATTACAGGTATCATTGGTTCAACTGTTTTAGGTTTGGTTGCAGAACCAGAATCTAATGATATATTTCCTGTTCGTAATCAAATTATCTTTATTGATTATGACGAACTTGATATTGTAATGATGCCTGATACAGATGAATTTAATGAAAACTATGATATCTCTTCACAAAGAGTGGTTGTTACTAGATCACTTAGAACAACATATAATACATCGCAGGCAAGTATTACAAATATAATATCTGATACTACAACATAACAAGCAGAAGTTAAATTAAATGGATAGAACTAATTTACAAAATATTGCATCTAGGATAAGAGAACAACTTCCTACTTATTTGAACAGTAGTGAGTATGATAACTTTGTTCGTTTTTTAGAATTGTATTATGAATGGTTGGCGTTAGATGACAACGTTAGTAATGTCACTGGAAAGCTTACTTCTCTAACAGATTTGGATGAAACTTTTGATATCTTTGTTCAAGAGTTTAGGTCTGAACTTGCTGGTGCATGGCCGACAATTACTAAGATTAAATCAAATACTCAAATCGCAACTGAAATTTTGCAGGAAGCAAACAATGGCGATGCTGCAGAAACATCTATAGATACTACTGCTGACCAAGAATTTTTTACTGATGGCCTTTCTGCAAAATATGTAATGGATTATTTTAATCCGTTTTATTATTTTTCAGATCAAGATGTAGATACAAAAGTTACTAAGATACGAGTCTTTATAAATGATGTCAATTTTACTGGAAGAGTCGGTGAATCTTTAAATGAAGTCGTAGAGAATTTAACACCCCCCAATGATGACCCATCTGAAAGTACTGGTGATTGGGTTGAGTTAATTGAGGGAGTTGATTATAGACTTTTAGAAAATTCTATTTTTTTCCAAGACGAAAATAACCACCCGATTGTTCACGATAATCGTGATATTATAAAAATCAGATTTTATTTGAGAACTTTTATAAGTCCTGTTGCAGACGCAGATACTGAAGCTGCAATATTAAAATTAGTCGAAGAGGGTGGAAAAGAAAAAACCAGATATACTAACGAAAGAAACTTTTTAAAGTTAATTAATAAGTTTTATAAACAAAAAGGTAGTGAAAGTTCTTATAAGTTTTTGTTTAGGGCGTTGTTTAATGAAGATATAGAAATATATTATCCAAAAGAAAACTTGTTAAAACCAAGTTCAAATACTTGGCAAACATTAACGAGTCTTAGAACCACTCCATACGAGGGCACAATTAAGATTAATCAACCACTGTTTATTGAAGGTTTAACCAGTGGGGCCTCTGCAAATATCGAATACTTTAATGATTATACTTTAGGCGACTATAAAGTTCGTGAATATGTAATTAGTTCAATCGATGGTGAGTTTTCTAGTAAAGAATCCGTAAGAATAAAACAATCAGATTCTTCTATTTTCGAAGAAACACTGTATGAATGTGTTGTAGGATTTGAAATAGAAAATCCTGGCGAAGATATGCCGAGAAAATTGACACTACAAAATAATTTATCTTCAAATGGAAGTGGTTATGGTTTTGCTGCAAAAATCGCACATACCTCTTTTGGCCCAGTTGAAAACATAAAAATTGTCAATAATGGAGACCAGTATATTACTGGAGAAACAATTGAGTTTCAAAATGGTAATACATTGGGTTCATATGCTATTGGGCAAATTAGTTCTATTCAATCCGTAAAAAATAATTTTAGTGTTTCATTTTTTCAAAACCCAGAAAGTTTGGAATATCCAGTCATGTCATTTGATATTGGATTGTCTGGTTATGATTTTGGACCCAGAGCTCAAAATCCATCTGTTGCGATTGAGAATGTAGATTATCTCTACGATGATGTTTTTTATCTATACGATTATGAAGACATTTATAATAGAAAAATTACACATCAGGTGCAAACATTTTTTACTGCTGTAAAAGATTATAAAACTGGAGAGATATCTTCGACTTATAGAAGTACTCTAACTCCAGTTGAAGAACCACCATTTATAATTGCAAATTTAAATGAAGGTGACCCTACGGAATATAGATTAAGAACCGACTTAGAGTTTCAAGTTACATCTGTAAATGAATTTGGTGGCATTACTGGAGTTGCAATTACAAACAACTTAGCAAGTCCAACTAATGTTTTCCCACAAGTTGCAGATGTAAGAAACCAAACTGCAACCTATCATCAAGGTAAGGGTGTGGGCGCATTATTTGATGTTGCATATCTTGATAATGTAATAACTTCTGTCACTTTAGGAAGTCAAGAAACTTCTAAACATTATGTTCCTGGCGATTTTATTAAAATTAACGGCGAACAATTTTATAATGGTGTGTCCGGCGTTCATGATATCTTTATAAAAGTATTAACGGTTGCGGGTGGTGCAGCCTACTTAAACATAGACTCATCCTCATATACTACAACCTCTAGGATTGGTTCGGGTGCTGTGTGGGATGTCGATACAGACGAACCTAGTTATCCTCAAAACCTTTCTGTTCTTTTGAGTGATGCAGATGCACAAGGAAATTTATCACCAACTACAAATTATATTGTTGGAGATCGGTTTACAATTTTAGGTTCTGTTGTGGGCGGTACTGATGGAGATAATGATATAACAATTACTGTGACAGAAGTTAACGATGAAGGCCGAATTGAAGATTTTGAAGTTTTTGCAAATCTAATAAGTGGACATATAGCAACATTTCAAGTTTTAAATCCAACGACTCCAATGCCAAATGGATACTCGTATTACTATGCACCACAGTATACCGCTTCCAATCAAAATGGGGGAACTTCTGGAACTGGTGCAATATTTAATTTCATTAGAAGAGATGGAACAACATATTATGTGGCACACCCTGCATCAAGATTTAATGGAATTAATTATTCTGTTGGTGATTCAATTACAATACTTGGTAGTGAGTTGGGTGGTGTTGATGGAATTAATGATTTAGTTTTTGATGTAATTAAGATTGATGATAATGGTGGTATATTGCAGATTGGAAATATTACTGGAACGGCGATTAACTCATCGCCAGAAAATCTAAACAAGAATGAAAATTTAGTCAGTGTTATGTCTAATGGTTATGGTGCAACCTTTGATGTCAGTATCAACAATGGTGTGTATACTGTTACACCACATCAACCAGGCACTAATTATCTTGAAGGACAAAATTTTAAAATTAAAGGTTATAAGTTAGCGCATCAATACTTAAAAGAAGGATTTAAGGCAGGTCTTTCGAAAGTTGGAGATCACGCACTATACACAGACTATGGATGGTTAAGAAGTGATAACATCGATCTAAAATTTGATACTGAGTTAACCAATAAAGAACTGACAATAGACTTTTGGTATTTCAGAAAATCTATCTCTATTACAAATATAGATTCGCCGGGCGGTGTTATCTTTGCAATCAATAGTGAAGATGGTGGCACTCAGCATCTGACTCTTTGGCAAAAATATGATGGTACAATTGATTTAATAGATTCTTCTGGCAATACACTTGGCACAAGGTCAGTACCATTTGGAGAATGGAACCATATTGCAGTTCATTTTTCTAATGACGGAACTTCTATCTATTTGAACGGCATATTAGAAAACACTATCCCTGGCGTCAATATGTTAAATTATAGTACAAATTCAAATTTCTACATTGGTGCAAGACAGATTGTAGATGGAAATTCTTTAGTAATTATGAATGATTATACCCTTGGTTTCTTTGGGGCATTCAGAATGACTAAAGGAGAGAGATATGTTGCCAGTTATGAGTCTAATATTAATTTGGAAGGAGATCCTGCAGCAGTAGAAGCAGCATTTGATGATTGGTATAGATTTTCACATTCTGGTGGATCATCATATCAAGCAACCCCCAGCGATTTGTCTGCATGGATTTATAACTCCAGTACAAATAGTATTGAATGTACCGCAAACACAGGTAGTTTTACTGGTTTTATTAGTCCAACTCCTGCAACAAACTTAGAATTTGAATCCGTTTTGACAAGTACTTCAGCTGACGATGATACACTTGCACTAGTGATTGGATTTGTAACTAATGGACTTCAACCTACAGACGCTGGATATAAAGAATATACTTTAAGTGCAGTTAGAAATATGGGAGGAACCTCCCCTTCAATTGGTTGGGGATTGGTATATAATTACCTACAGTCTGATCAAGTTGTCCTTTCTTCATCTAATGTTCCGTTTATTTCTGGTGGGTGGAGTGCAAACGGTGCTACAAAAGTAAAAGTAATCAAAAATGGTGCGAATATATACGCAACTACTTCTCAGAATGGGTCAACTTCTTTAGATTCTTCAACTACACTTTATGTTGATTTGAGCACAAACCCAGACTTGAATAAATTTGAAGGTGCAATTCAGTGGGGATTTGGCGCACACAGTCAAGACGCTGCAAACTTTTCGTTGTTAGATGCATCGGGATCTTCAACTGGTGTTACAATAGAAGACAAAGGAACACAGAACCCCGTTTCTGGTAATGGAATAAGTCCAGCCCATGTCAATCCAATTCCTTTTAAACAAAATATCAGACAGTCATCTAGATATGTAGAAAGAGTTAATGCTGTTGGTGGAGAAACGGTTGTTGAATTATTTTATGACGCTGACTCTGCAGTGGGAATATTCAAAGTTACAGATAGTATTATTACACCAGAAAACATTCCAGACTCATTCCCAACAAATCCTATAGATCAGTTGATATGGGAGTGGGCAGATAATTATTATATCTGGATTGATGGTTTGTGGAAAAATTATGTTGAACTTGATCCATCAGAGTATGATGCAACAACTGGTACTGCGATAACTTTCACAGATCCATTGGTTGCTGGTGAAACTGTAATGATTGGATATTATGGTGCATTGGCAGACAAACTTGAATATGTAATATTCAATAGTGAATCTTTAGTAGAACCAAATAAAATCAGGTTGAGAAGGTGGGTAGATAATCCTCAAACTCTGGATGATACTATGGCACAATATCAATTGCCTGATGCCCATACACTAACTGTTGAATGGGAAGAAATTCCAAAGTCTGGTATCGAAACCACTAGACTTATTACAGGTGGTGAAGGTTATATTAGATATCCATATGGAAATGTGTCAAGAGAAACATTGTCATACACTTCTACAGGTCAAAGTGGAGTCTTACGAGGACTTGGAAAAGATATTGGTAAGATTAATAGATTAGAAATATATTCAAATCCATTTAGAGAAGATTTTGATGGATTTGGAGTTGGTTATGATACACCACCAGAAATCGATTTGAGTAGTTATGGTAACGGTCAGGCATCCATTAAATTACTAACTGGGCCTCTATGTGTTCGTGATGGTGTTTATGTCAACCAACAAGGATTTGTTTCGGATGATAATCGTATTCATGATGGTTATCTATGGCAGGATTATTCTTATGTTATAAAAGTAAACAGATATATTGATGAGTGGAGAAGAATTGTTAAGAAGATTATTCACCCAGCTGGTTTGATGATGTTTGGAGAATTTACTACTCTAACTAAGACTTCTGTAAGAAAAGGACTTGGAGTTGCATATCGTGAACTCATGTACGAGATTATTAAAAATGTTAATTTAAGAATGCGTAATATGGATGGTAGTGGAAGATGGACATATGCTACTGCCGAACAAACTGATATCAACGATTTAAACTCTCATGGTTATTATTTTGTATATGATAATCGTCAACTTAGTATTGACAGTGAAATTGACGGCCTTTATCAGGGTGTAGGAACTGGAGAAATATCTGATGATACAGTCGGTGCTGCAACAGTAGATAGTGGGTCTGGTAGATATGCATTATTGGATGAAAATGGAAATAATGCTTTGCGTTGGTCAGATGTAAAGAAAATCGCAATCAACTACAAAGATGCGTATGGAAAAGATTATGGACACTATTGGTCATCTAAAATTCTTGGTAACACATTTACAATATACGATACATCTGATGAGAGTATGACTAATGACGAATGGATAAATGTAAGGCCTTGGGCAAAGTATGTTGTAGAGAGTGTAGAACTAGACCCAGATTATCTTGACAGAATTGCAGTTTTTGATGTGAAGATTATTCATTCTTATAGAGAACTTCCTTCTACTGCTCCTCAGAATAGAGTTGAGTTTAGATGGGACAACATTTGGCGTGGGAATGTAAACAGACAACCAAACTATTGGGTTGGTGCTATTGCAGATGGTGCAAATCCAAGAGATGAAAAAATGGTGATAAATATAACAGGTAAGTATATGTTCTACAAAAACTATACTGGAGACCTGCCTACATTGCACACCACATACAGGTCACTAGAAAGGTTTAAGTTTTACTTTACTTCCAGATTCCCTTGGGAAAGGTTGAGACCATTACTGTTTAGTCCTCAGAGAGAAATGGATAATTCTCCATATCTAATAAAGCGACCAATTGTAAATGGAAATGGATTGACACATATTCCTGCAAAGGCAGAAGGACTTGGAATTTGGTATCACTTACCAGTAGATGTAACAGATAATGATTGGATTGCAAATACAGATGGAACGGATCATAATTGGAGAAATACTATAATTGAAGACATTGTAAAACTTGCGGATAACAAATATCGTGCGGTTTTAGATTCGTTTATTAATATTACACCTGTATTCTTGGTAATGAGTGAAGAGGAACCAGATGTCCCAACTAGAAAAAGACTTGGCCCTACAAATTTAACAATTGAGAGAATAAAATTTAATGATAGATTACAATCAGGACTTGATTATAATGTAGATAGAATCGACTATGACGAAAATTTATTGGACTTAAATACCTTTATAAAGTATCAGGCAGAACATATTCATGATAAGTCAAATGTCGCACCAGAATCATCTATTGTACTGTATAATACGAATCCAACAACCATTGAAGAATTAAATGAACAGATTGTTCTAAAAGACTAAAAAATAAATTATAAATAGTATTAAAATTCATGACACGAAAAAGGTAAAAAAATGGCAGCGATTATTACAAACAAATTAAGAATTTTCAATGCAATGGAATTCTTGCAATCAATTAACAGATCCGCACCTAATTGGAAACCTAACTATACCTATGCAGAAGGTGATGTTGTGGTTAACAACCAGAACTCATTTATTGCACTAGGAAATATTAGTGGCGCTTCCACAAGTGGTCTTTCTGCTGGTGATGGGGGTGGCCCGACACCAGATACTCTCCAAGATGGTACTGTACAGTGGGCCCATCAAGGACAATCGGTTTACAATATGCTTTATATGGCAATTGGTAAACAAACTCCGTGGTTAAATGATTCAAACCCACCGACACCAGAAGATTCTATTGGTTATTCGTACAGATTCAAATACGATACAATTGCACTTAAGAAAGTCAACTATAGTGATATGACTCTTGCAATTCCAAGAATCAACTGGACTTCTGGAAGAGTGTACACTATGTACGAACACGATAACCCAGAAGAAATTATTCCTAATGGATATGTGATTGTTGCATCTGGAAATCAATTTAATGTTTATAAGTGTATTAATAACCAAAAATATGATGCTGCTGCACAAACGGTGACTACAGTTGCTTCGACAATTCAACCATCAACTACTGGAACTGAAATTGAAGAGACTGCAGATGGTTATAAATGGAAATTTATGTATGCAATCGACCTTCAAGATTCTCTTAAGTTTTTGACAAAAGATTATATTCCAGTCAAAAATCTTCTAGAAAATCCAGTTGCGCCAGGAACCGCTGCTCAGGTGCAATGGGATATTAAACTGGCCGCATCACAACCAAATCCTGGCCAGATTGAACATGTAAAAATCATGCCAAACGAAGAGGGTGGTGCAATTGGTGGAGGATTGGGGTATCATCCAAATATTCAACAAACAGGTTCTGTTACACTAACTGGCAATCAAGTTACCATCGCTGGTGTTGATGGTGCAACAGATTATACTGGTTATGATTTAGTTGACCTTGGAAATCAGGAACAGTTTAGAATTGTAAACTGGAGTCTTTCTGGTACAACTGCAACCGCAACTGTAAATGGTTCCTTTACTGGTGGTGCTGGTAGAGATATTCTTGTTGCGCCTGGCGTTAATATTTCTGGTAATGGTTCTTCTTTTAGTGCGTATGGACTTGTTGTAGATCAAAGAATTGAAAAAATTGTCATCACAAGTACTGGCGCAAATTGGTCTGCTGTAGACAACGCAACTGTAGATGTTGGTAATGTTCCTGCAAATAATTTTGATGGGACATTAAATATTAACGCATGTAAAGTAAAACCAATTGTTTCTCCAGAAACTGGACATGGATTTAATCCTGTAGAAGAGCTGGGTGGTTATTATGTAATGACTGCAATAAAACTTGAATATGACGAACAGTCTACAAGAGAAAACTCTTTGGGGAATTTAGAAACTAAGATTATGTTCCCTGTTGAAGATTCTGAAGCACAGTTTAGACAAATTGCTATTGTTGCTGACCCCGATGGACAGACTCAAAGTGGTTCAACTCCTGCAAATGAAGAGTCGTATAGAGGCCCACAACACCCAGATTTTGGTTCTGCCGATGAAGAAACATTTGACATTGTAACTGGTACGGGTAAAGTTCTTTACATCGAAAACCGACAACCCGTTTCTAGAGCCATCGATCAAATTGAAGATATTAAAGTAGTATTTGAATTTTAATTAAAATAAAAAACCAGTTGAGAGAAAAAGACACATGGCAATAAATTTAAACGTCACTCCCTATCATGATGACTATGATATTGATAAAGGGTATTTGAGGGTATTGTATAAGCCTGGAAATTCTGTACAGGCAAGAGAATTAACACAACAACAATCAATTTTACAACAACAAATTGCAAATATGGGCGACCACTTCTTTAAAGAAGGTTCTATGGTTATCCCCGGCAGTTCTGCTGTTGATGTTGCTGTTCCTTATATCAAAGTGACTCTTGCGGAAGGACTTACTACCGCTGCTGAATTTGTTGGTAAAGTAATTCAAGGTAATAAAACGGGGATTAGGGCGATTGTCGTTTCTTATACTGATGCTGTTGATTTAAATCAAGATCAGCTGATTGATAGTAATGATGAACCAACAACATTATTTGTAAAATATCTTGATGGTGTTGCAGGCGGCCAAAGAGTGGTAGATGGTATTTCACTTGTAATTGATGATGAAAATGGAATTGATTTTGTTGTTAACGGAAACACTGTAAATTTAAAAGAAGGTGACACTTCATCCTTTGTAGAGGGAGAGGTACTTACTGCAACCAATGATGATGGTTTAAATTTAATCGCAACGGTTGCACTCAGTGCTGATCATGCAAATCCTTTAGGTAAGGGTTCTATTGCATTTGTTGAAGAGGGAATTTATTTCACTCAGGGGTTTATGGTTAAAAACCAATCGCAAAGTGTAATTCTAGACAAATATGATGATACTCCTAGTTATAAAATTGGTTTTGAAATACAAGAAACCGTTGTAAGTGCGAATGAAGATCCATCTCTTTTTGATAACGCACAAGGCACAACAAACTACAACGCTCCAGGCGCCGATAGATATCGAATTAATCTCGTATGGACTAAAAGAGCACTAGATACCCCAACAACAGAAAACTTTATAGAAATTATTACTGTTCAAGACGGTATTATTAAAACACATGTTAGAAACACAGAATATTCAGTAATTACCGATGTACTTGCAAGAAGAACCTATGATGAGTCTGGTGATTACACAGTTCGTCCATTTAATTTAGATATTAGAGAGTATTTTAAAGAAAATGGAAATGGTGGTGTGTACACCATGAAAAACTTTGAATTCGATACCGAAGTCGCTGCAAAAGATTTTGCACTAAAGAATTTTGCAGATGAAGATGGGATGGCCGATCAAAATGGAAATGGCCTTGCACACACAGTAAGTGCATTAGAACTTGTGAAGTTTTCCGCCCAAAATTTGGATTCGACTGGAACGAAATATTACCCAGGCTCAAGTCATCAATTCTTAGTTGATGCAGTAAGAAATTATCTTGCACTTGGAGTTGAGAGTGGAAAGGCCTATGTTAGAGGTTATGAAATTACCAAGACAGCGACCACATATATTCCTTATAAAAGATCAAGAGAAAATTATCAGATAAACAATCACTACATTCCTGTAGATCTTGGCCCATACATCTATATTTCGGATGCAAAGGGACTTCCATTAATTGACGAAGAAGTTAAACTTGTTAATATGAACACTTCTCCAGTAATTACTGAAGATTACACGATTGTAACATCAAATTTAGACGATGCCGATACTGCATATTTTCAACCAGTAACATATGACGAAGATTTGACATTTTTTGCTGGTGGTGGAACCAACTTAGGTGCAAATGCATATGGTATTGATGTAGTCGCAAAGGCAAAAGTTAAGGCAGTAGAATATTTTATAGATTCTGATGATGATGCGATAGATGATAATTATGGAACTTCTACTTTTAGACCTTCAAATACTTCCGTTGAAACTGGTATCTGGAAAATTTTTCTGTATGATATCGAATATGAAATCAATCCAAGAACAAATGTTCCTTATACCATGTTGGATGCAAGGTCTATTGTTTCGAATGAAGAAGTAGTTCCAACAACATTAGGTGGCCCAATTTATAAATTCGGTGCGAATGTATTAACACTAATGTCTCTATCAGATGTACAGGGACAGTTTACTTCAAAGTCTCTCATTTATGATAGATACGATAGAGATGTAAGAGCGATTAACTATTATTATAACTCTGCAGATCAGTTCTTATTGGTAAAAACTCTTAATTCTGGAAATGGATTGTCCACAGAATCGGGGGTATTGCCTAGTGCAACCTTTGTTACAAATGAATTAATCAACGAGGCGATTGCTAGTGGTTCGGCTGGAACAGACACTACATCTTTTGATGGTAATGCATCCGCTGATATGACAGGAACTCAGGCAAGAATCACTGGTAAATTTGTACTTTTATCAGATGGGGGCGCAAGTATTATTGACACTGGTAAGAGATTTTTACAAACTGTTAGATTTGTCGATGATGAAAGTGGAAGAGAAACAGTAGATACTCAATATGATGTACTAAAAGTTTATGAAGACCAAGTAGTTACTGCCAGTGGACAGATTGTTTTAACTGCAACAGATGATAACTCATACTTCGTTTCGACCCAAAGTTTATATTTGGCATTCGATAGGGCTGCAGTGAATTCTTCTGTGGGTGAAATTGGTAGAATTACAACCATTTCGTTTTCCTCCGACAGAAGAACTGCAACTCTTAATGTTGCAAATTTAGCAGCTGGAACAACTGGTGTTACTGTATATGCGCCAATCAAAAAGACTTCTTCCAGAGAAAAAATTAAAACTTTGAGAGAAAATCAGTTACATTTGCCATACACATTACTGGATTTAATTGGACAAACAATTTCACAGACTGATTATGATAATGTAAACGATGACAATAACGACATATCGTTAAGTTATGGTGTAGATTTGTTAGGGACAAATTCTAGTGTTGCTACAGGAGTTGTAAATTCTTCAATTTCTACTGGTGCGAATAATGACCTTATTCTTAGTGTATCTAATTTTCAATTGCCACATTCGGATGTGTATGAAATTAAAAAAATATATGATACATGTAATGTAAATAATACTTCTTACAGAATTTCGATTGAATCCAATGACAGAAAATTCATACACGAAATGACAGAGGCAGATTTTGAATTTGCATTGAAGGCGTATACTTTTTACGAAACGACTGGTGCTTCGCCATTTTCTGTTGGTTTAGACCACACTACATATCCAACACTTCTTAGTATTCAACCACAACTTACTGTTGATGGTACAGTAAACCCATTTAAAGAAGAAATTGAAGAATTGTGGTTGAGTAATGTTGGTATTGAAACTCCCACAGAAGTTCCTGTTAAAATTAATGATATTACTGACAGATATACTTTATTTTCTGGACAAAGACATTCCATCATTCAATTGGGTGAATTAGAATTAAAGGCGGGTACATTACCATGTGGTGGTCGTCCTATTATTATTTACTCATATTTTGAACACGGTACTGGAGATTATGCATCCGTAGATTCTTATGTTAATATACCATATCATAAAATCCCAAGTTTTGAGGGTGTTAGATTGCACAGTACATTAGATTTTAGACCTGCTGCAGTTTACCAACAATTATCTGGATACCCATATGGTAAAGGTGTAGTTTCTGGAGTTTCTGACTACCCAATTGATGCAAGTGCAATTAGTGCAGATATGCGTATTTACTTTGGTAGAGCAGACAAACTTTACATGGATAAGTTTGGAAACATTAATGTGAAATACGGCGCTCCTTCTGAAACACCTGTTTACCCGACAGATCCAGAAGATGGGATGGTGTTGTACACATTAGAAACACTGCCATATACTGGTGTTCCTAAAGATGTAAGTGCTAAAATGATTGACAACAGAAGATATACTATGAGAGATATTGGTAAACTTGATAAGAGAATTACCAATCTAGAATATTATACTTCTTTAAATCTTTTAGAAAAAGAAACTAAAGATTTGTTGGTTACAGATGAAAATGGACTTGATAGATTTAAGAATGGATTTGTAGTTGAAAACTTCACTGGATATGGGACTGCAAATGTTTATGATTCTGATTTCAATGCTTCTATGGATACTGGAAAAGGAGAGTTGCGTCCGTATTTTACTACTAAAAACATTCCAATGCATTTAGATGTTGTAAACTCTGAAGGTTTTGAAGTATCAGGTAGATGGGCAACACTTCCATATACAAGTCAACTATTAATTGAACAAAGAAAATCTTCAAAAACTGTTAATGTAAACCCTTTTGCAATTTTTAGTTTTAAAGGTTCGATGGTACTTGTACCTTCGACAGATAATTGGCATGATGATCCAAAGTATTTGGATGAGATCTCAATTAATGATAGAGGAAGTACAGATAATTTTGAAGAACTTGCACAAAGAAGTGGAATTCTTGGAACCGTTTGGGGATCTTGGGATATTAACTGGACTGGTGCAACTAATGAAACAACAGGTACAAGTGCTCGTACCGAATCTAGTGGTAATAATGACCGTACAGTTACAACTACAACTAGAACTTGGAATGATACAGGAACGAGAACAAGAACAGGCGTTACAACTGCACTGAGTGAAACTTGGACTCCAGTTACAACGGACAAACTAGTTAGTAGTGAACAAATTCCATTTATTCGTACTAGAGATGTATACTTTAAAGCCACTGGAATGAAACCAAATACAAAGTTATTTGCATTCTTTGATAATACACCAGTTAATGATTATGTTACTCCGATAAAAACATTAAGTATTACAAATGTCCCACCCGCCACGGCACAGTATATTAAAAATAATAGAAACATATTTGCAGATCAATATGGCGAATTAAAATTGCGTGGACAGTCCACTGCACATGAAGTTTTTGTTGCAGACATTGAGTATTTGGATGCAACTTCTCTGAAGCTTTATGTACTAGAGAACGTGCCTGGCAAAAAGAATTCTTCTTTTAGTTTGGGTGAGGTTCTGTTCTTGGTTGAACGAGATGGACTATCTCATAACATGGGAAGTTTCCCAAATGAAGGTATTGTTGGAGGTTCAACTTTAAGATCAGACTCTGCTGGTACTGTTTACGGCAACTTCTCAATTCCAAACAATAACCAAACTCCAAATGATGATGATTTAAAATTCAGAACTGGAGAAAGATTATTTAAGTTGTGCGATCAACCAAATGGAAATCTAGATGATTCTGATACAGACACAAGTTCAACATATACTGCTAGAGGTATTATTGAAACAAGACAAAAAACAACAGTAAATACAAGAAGCGTTGAGATTGTTGACACTACAACTAGTTCAACAGAAAATGTTGTTTCAGAATTGCGTTCAAGTAGTAATTCAGATTTTGGTGCATGGAGACAGGTTCGTGGTTGGGGCGACCCACTCGCACAATCATTCTTGGTTGATGTGGAGGGCGGCGCCTTTATTACAAGTGCAGAAATTTTCTTCTCTGCGAAGGATGAGGTTGTACCAGTAACTCTGCAAATAAGAAATATGGTCAATGGGTATCCTGGCCAATATATACTTGGTGAAAAGATGTTGGATCCAAGGCAGGACTTAATTCAACTTTCAGATGACGGTTCTTTAGAAACAATATTCACCTTTGATGAACCAGTATATTTGGAAGAGGCAACAGAGTATTGTCTTGTATTAATTGCAAATACACAAGGATACAGAGTTCATGTTGCAACATTAGGACAACAGGCACTTGATGGTTCTGGAATTATTTCAGAACAACCTTACGCTGGGGTTTTCTTCAAATCTCAAAATGCCTCTACATGGACTGCAGAACAAAAAGAAGATTTGAAATTCACACTTTCTAGGGCGAAATTTGATATTAATAAAGATAGTACCCTATACTTTACAAATGATGAAATAGATGTCGGAATGTCAGATATTAATATTATGGAGAGAATATTTGATGATAATACAATGCGTATTCACAAAGATAGTTCTCTTATTACATTTAAAGTAAATGATAGTTCTGGATGTGTCCCTATAAGTTTCTGGCAACCAAACGGATACAATTATGTTACTCTTAAAAATTTCCATGGGACTTACGATCAATATAGGGCCGAGGATTTAAATGGTTCGCATTTAGTTGTTGCGACAACTCATAATTCGTTTACTATTGATATGAGAGGATTTTTCTATCCAGACGGAGTACAAACACCAAGAATCGCTCACGGTGGAACTATTCCATCGGTTGATTCCTTATTTACTCCTGCATCAAATACATTTTCACAGTTTAGAAGAAAGAAACCCGCTAGTTGGTGTACCAATGTTAAATATGATCTAATGAAACCTAACATTACTTCAATTGAACTTGCTGGTACTGGTATTTCAATGAAATTTAAAGCATTAACAGGGACATCGCAAGATTCAACTGTAGCGCCAGGAGTAAAAGATTTAAGTTTCAGAGGCATCACACCAAATCAAAATTATGCATTTGATAGACCCATGATGGTTGCAGACAATTATAATGAGACTCTTTTTGACACATCTTCGAATTCACTTGACAAAAAGTCATTGATTTGGAAAGTAGACTTAGGTTCTAATAAAGATAATTTGAGTCCTGTTGTTGACTTGGAACGAATTGCTGCCGTATTGGTATCTAATGTAACAAATAGTGCAGAAAGTGTTCCCGCTGGAGTACGAGGACATGTCAATACTGGATTTATCGATGAAACAGCACCGCATGGTGGTTCTGCTGCAACTAAGTATTTGACTAGAGAAATTAAATTAGACCAGACATCAACATCTCTAAAAGTTCTGGCATCGGTTTATCGTCCAGATGTAGCGGATGTAGATTTTTACTATAAAATTAAAACATCCCCAGATCAGAATTTTGAAAAACTTGATTATGTATTACTTGACCGTCCTGCTGTTTATGGTAGGGCATCTAGAGATATTTCAGATTTTAAAGAATTTGATTACGAAGTAAGAAATTTGCCAGAATTTAATTCTATAGCAATCAAAATTGTTCTTAAGAGTAAAAACTCTAGTGTTGTCCCAAAAGTCAGAGACTTTAGAGTTATTGCATTGGCAACTTAATTGGAGATGGTAATGAGACTAAAGGTTAAAGGTAATAAAGACCTTGTAAGAGATACGAACTCGCAAGCGATAATAAATACTGATAACACTGGTTATAATAATTTTATTAGAAAGAATAACGCACTTAAAAGGCGTGACGAAGAAATAAAAGATTTACAACAAGAAATGAATGAAATAAAAAACACACTAAACTTAATATTGGAGAAACTTTAAATGGCCGTAGAATATCCATCCCTCGTAGATGTGTTGACAACCGACACTTTCGAAGAGTGGAGAGTTAAAACTAATAAAGTAAAAGTCTATGCGGAAGCAGTGGCTGCAAATATTGGTAATCTTGCATTCTTAGAAACTGATGCACAATCTACAATCGTTGACGCAATCAACGAAGTAAACACTCATACAGATATCAATACTAGAAATATTGGTAATATGTCTACACTTGACCCACAAAGTCGTGGGTGGAAAAAAGATAATCTGGTAGACACAATTAATGCAGAAAATCAATGGTCTGTAGAATATACAGATACTGAGGTAGGAAAAGAAAGAGATGCACGAATTGCGGCAGATAATGCCTTACAGGCAGAATTAGATGTAACTCAAAACGCAGCTGGATTAAACGCTGACGGAACATATTCATTACTTACTACGGCAACATATGTTCCTGCTGCAGCTAGTCTTAGACAGGGAATTAGTCTTTTAGATACCACTTTGAAAACTAAATCTGATTTGTTAGATAGATTAAATATTACAGTTGGCGGTGGTGCTGTTACTGGACAGTTTAATTATGACGGTTTAGGTGTTAATTATCTTACTACAGATAGTGATAATAATGCAGTAGTAAAGACAAATCTTGTTGAATTAGATGGTGCAGTAAAAATTAACGAAGACGATATTACTGCATTAGAATCTAGAGCGACCAGATTAGAAACTGTACAAGACTTTTTGAAATATTCAGTTGGTACAAACACCAACGGTGTATATGTCGCAGCAGTGTCAAATGAATATGCTATCCACGATACTGTAAAAGAAAATATAAACACTCTTGATTCTACATTGAAACTTTTAAGTGACGAAGTTTATGGAAGTCTTAAAGATAGAGTTGATAATATAGAAACTGATTTAGATACAAAAGAAGATAAGTCAATTGTAAGAGGGCCTGGTGCCACTGATGTAGACCCACTTGGTAATTTGAATAGTGGAGTTGGTGATACCACTTCAATTGTTGCTGCTATTAATGCACTATATCAACAGGTTCTTCCATTAATTACTGACCATAATGCTGGTGGATATGTCAAGAAAACTGGTGACACCATGTCTGGAACATTGACAATCAATGGTGCAGACCTAAAAGTTACTGGAAATCAGTCTTTAAAAATTGAATGTAGTGGTGATATTATTGCATTCCAAGTTTAATTAAACAGTAAGAGAAGAGAATACTAACATGGCAATACCAGCAGACGGCAGACTGAAAATGACGCACATTGTTGCGGAGTTTAAACCAGTAAATAACTCCGCACCCCATTCTCTGTCTGAGTATTATAGAGGTGGTGGTAATGTTCCAGATAGATTTAATAATAGAAATATCCCTGTTGGGCCCAGAGGGCGTGCAATAAAATATTCGGATTTTCGTGGAACATCTGATGCAACACTTCCTTATAACATATTAATTCCTACCATATGTGTCGAAGATGCATGGAAATTCATGCGTCTTAGAGATGGAACATTCATGACTAGGTGGGATCAGATTAATGATAATAATACTGTCTACTTCACAAGAAATGAAGAACTTGGTTCTGTAAGAATTGATACTCCACAGGATTGGGAATATGTTAAGTTAACTATTCCTGCAATGAGTTTCAAGATGGGAACTGAAGAAGGATTTGAGCAAGTTGGGTATGAACAACACTGGTCTAACAAAGTAGATAATCAACAAGTCTTTGAAACGGGTGATTGGAAAATTAGAATTCCAAAGGGATACAGAAGACTTAGAATTTTAGCAACTGGTGCTGGTGGTTCTGGTTCTTCTCAATATATCCCCGGCCAACCTACAGAGGAAGATTATGTTCGTGAAGGATTAGTAGGTACAGAGGATCAGGGATTTGATGGTGAAGATACAACAATTACAATGCCAAATAATCAGAAGATTAAAATCTTTGGTGGTTATGGTGGTAAACTTTCAAATGCAACAGGAGAAACTACAACAAATCCTGGCGAAACTATCAATACACTTCAAGCGGAAACTGGAACAGTAACACTTGCAAGTGGTTTTTCTGAAACTGATTATGCAGAAGGTAAGTACAGTGGTTCGTATATTTTAGAAATTAATAACTCAAGTTATCAATTTTACTGGCAAAGCCAACTTCTTGCAACAGCAACTGATATTACAAAAGATGTTAGAGATAGTTCTGGTTGGGTGTATACTTCAACTTCTGAAATAATTGACGAAAATTCTGAAGGTACATTAAAGTGGTATAAGATATCTAGAGTTAAAAGTTTAGAAGTCTCTGCAGAAGTTACCAATAGAATATACAATAGTATGTTGGAAAGAAACGCTTCTGCTACAGAAAATAATAGACATGTAAACACAGATACCGTAGTAGATGTAATTCGTTATATACAGGCAAGACCTGGCTTTGTTGATATTATCAATGCAAATGCAGACTTTGGCCCAAATACATTTGGGACGCCAGACGGATTTAGATATTTACTTGCTCAGGCAAGTGAGTTGTCTACAAATACAACAACGAATATTCCAAACTATTCTGGAACCGATACTGGTACTGCTAACACAAACGGCAATCTCTATCAACATAGAGTTTATGCAGAAAATGGTACAACTTCTAATAATAATCAAACTACGACTACGACAGTAAGTAATGTTCTCCCTAATGTAACAATTGATTTTTCAGCTGTTAATAGTGGGGGAGGGATAAATTGGACAGTAAACTGGTGGAAACATGATGATAAAAATTTACAGAATATTCAGACTGGAACTATTATAAGAACCAAAGAAGGAGTAGTTGATTCAATTGGCAATGTCGGCGAGTTCAACTCTGGTGTTATAACACTCACACCCACTTTGGGAGATTATATATTTTCAGATGGTGGGGTGGATTACTATAGAGGGACGCTGCATCCATCACACAATCTTACATATGGCGATCCATTTATTGGTGCTGGTATATATGAACTTTGGTCTGCACCTACAGCAACTAGCCAAGTAACATCTACTACTGCAAGTACTCCTCTTCCTGCAAATTCTGCCGCAACAGATTCTGAATTTGTTGTTTCAAGTAATGGTAATTTTTATTATGAATACAATGCATACTTACAAAATACTCAACAGAGTGTTCGTCCAGAATTAGAAATTTATGTGGACGGTGTTCGCCAAGTTAATTACACTGGATCAAGTGCTCCCACTCTAACAGGAGGTCAGGGAGAAATTAGACTTGCCTCTGGTAGATTGAATATTACAAATCCAGATTCTACAGTTAGAGTTGTTACTGATTTAAAAACGATAACAACATCCGCAAGTTCGCCAGAAATTGATGGTGGTGGGTTTAGTACTATTGCACGAAGTGGAACGCACGATTTACCACTTGGTGCAACTGGCCAACCCGCTGGTAAGGGTATCTTTATTTGGGGTCAGAATTTTTTTGCATCTCAGAAATTATACACCGATGCGAATGGAAATGTCAGTGTTGTTCACCAATCTTCTTCAGACACCGAAAAATGGTTCTTTATGACAACAGAAGAAGATGCAGGGCAATTTTATACTCCGGCAACTTATGGTACAGAACGAATATTTGTTGGAGTTCACAACGCTGGAAAACCAGTATATGTTTGGGGTAAAAACTATTTTAGATCATATACCTTTAGTGTTGGTAATGATGGTTACTTTTCTTTCATACATCCATCGTCAAGTGACAGAGAACAATGGTACTATGCGATTGGTAAAAGAGGTGCGAACTTTACAACCCCAGCTGGGTCTGGAACTTATACATTAGAACTTAATGCCGATTATGCAGGAATGGAAGTTATAGTTTGGTCTAAAAACTTCTGGGGTATAAACGGGGTCAATACGATGGGCACTAGTCCTGCTCCAAGACATCTTGTTTTTGACTCTGAGGGTAAAGTTGAAGTACCTCACTGGTCATCTTCTGACCCAGAACAGTGGTACTGGTGTGTTACGGATGGTGGCACTACATCACAACCAGCTGGAGTTGGTGGAATTTCGATGAATAATTTCATATTAGAAACTTCACTAGATACAGAAACCATTGATAAAATTTATCAAAAATATGTTGGAAGAAACTCTAATGTAATTGACAGAAACCTTTTCCGTCAACAAAATTATACAGTATTCCAAGGTATCAATTATGTTGTGGGTACTGCCGAATATGCAGCACAGTTTGGGTCAACAGTAACAGAACCAGCTGTTACAATACCTGGCCAGGGAACTATACCAACAAAGAATCAACTGATTAGTGTTGCTGGTGGAGTTGAAACTAATAGAACTTATGCTCTATCCACTCTACCAGCAAGCTCTTTGAAATACACAAGAGATAACTTACGAAGTACTCCATTGTCATATTATGCAAACCTTCCATCAAGTGGTGCAAATATTGTAAGTGCATTGGTTGAAAAATTCCCAATTAATACTTACTGGTTCGAAGCATCAGGATTGGGAGAATTACATTTCTTTAATAATGATGGTGGAGATGGTGGTTCTTCGTGGCATGGTTTTGGTACAACAGTTGCTAGCGAATTCCCAACTAATGGAAGTCCATCGGAACCAAATCCAGTATATGGATCGGGTGGTGCAGCTGGTCAACATGGTATGAGATATTACAGTAGTACATCGAAAAGTGCTACTATTGGTGGACAGGCAGCTGCCAGTGGATTCTTTGGTGACTTTATGGTATCGCCTGGCGATATTGTTGATATTAAAGTTGGTAGAGGTGGACAATCAAATCAGACTTCATATTTAGATTTGGTGCCCGGCAGTCAAACTCAAGAAGGCACATATGAATCTAACTCAGGAGATGGTGGAGATGGTGTAGTTGTTGTATTTGGTTCTAAAGGAAATGACTACACGAAAATCTCAAAGCCTGGCATTGCACTAATTGATGATAGGGGTACAGTTGTTATGTACTCTGTTGCAAATGTAACTTGTGAAGGAAATCAAGAGCTAACTGGTTCAATTTCTTCAAAAGAAATTCTTTTATTCGGAAAAGGAAAACAGTATTACTTAGTTCATACTTACCAATTGCAGAAAAATGGATCACAAAAATATCGTGTATATTTCTGTCAAAATGGAGAACACTACGCAAAATTAGAAAAAAGTGGAACAGCGCCTGGCCCGTTCGTCAGTCCAAGTCCACCAGCTGGATATCTACCAAGTATTAATGTATCTACAGACCCTGTAAATGCGCCAGATGATTATGTTGTAACAGGTGCAAAGAGAAGTGATATTGACAATGACATTCAAAGTCCAGATCCATGGCCAATTAAAAAATGTACAGTAACATTTAATACTACTAGATCAGCATCTTATGAAAATACAATGACATTTACTAACATTGGCTCTGGTGGAATTGGCCCATCGTCAATTGTATTTGGCCCGAATGCTAGTACACAAACAATTACAATGAGTGAAGATGATGTCTATGTTTTAAGAAGTACTGGATTGCAAAGTAACAGGGCGCCATCAATGACAACAAGAGTCAAAGATGACGGAAGGCCTCACCAAACAACTACTGGAACTACAAGTTCTAGTTTAGGCCCCAGAGAATATCCAGAGTATTTTCATTCTGGCAATTGCGATGAGAACGCTACAGGTGGTACGTCAGTTTGGGCACAAGGTAGAGACCAAGACGGAAATACTAAGGTATTCATCAAATACGGAACTGAGGTGATTAAGGGCAATCAAAGTGGTATATTTGGAACTGTCCAAAATGAATTTGGTACTGGTAATTGGTACGGATTTGGAGATAGTACTGGGTTTAATCCTCAAGGAGCTGCATGGTCATTCAATATTGACGATCAAAGACATCAAACTATAGATTATAATGGGTATCGTTATTACAGAAATGACGGTGAAGAAGATGCACTTGGTGTATGTACTAAGAGTCTCAACCAAGGCTCAATGACATATACATTATATAAAATATTCAGAAGAAGATTGGGTAGTGAAACGATAACAGAAAACAATAGTAACAGTTGGACTACACTTGAAATGGATGATGGTGTTGATGGCGATTTCACCGATTTAAGAGTTACACCTAGTCTTGTGGGTAACTTCTATGTACAGGGTGGCCTAACTTACTTTAATTGTTTCTTCTTAGGTGATGGAACTGGAACTGGAACAACTTGGTCACGGCCGCCGGCACAGACAAGTCCGG